TTACGTGGAGTCTCCGGCCGGCCGGACGCGCGGCACGCTGAAGTCGTAGACCTCCAGCATGGATTCGTTCTTGTGCCCGCTGGCGAGCTGCTTCTCTGGGCGTGTACCAAGCGTGTCGGTGATGCCGCGGCGCTTCAGATCGTGAGCGCCGAAGGTCTGTTCCTCGGTGATTACCCCGGCGTCGATCGCTGCAGCCAGCAGCCGGCGCCAGGCCGAGTTGAACGTGCTCTTGCCGATCGGTTCGCCGACGTGATTGACCATGAGCGGCCGATCCTGGGCGCGGATGGGCCATGCCTTAGGCCGCTTCTCATTGCCCCAGGTCGCCTTTCGCAGCTCGACGAGATAGTCCCATGCCTCACGCAGATCGGCAGACCATTCGGTGATGTTGTCGCGGCTTCCTTTCCGGCGATTCGTGTGGATGCCCTCGGGCGTGTTGTGTGCGTCGGTCAGTGTCCTCGTCTCGATCGGTCGCAGCCGGCACCGGTAGCCGATGACGATTGCTGCCCACAAGTACGGCGCTACGCTGCCCTTCTTGCCGCGCCCGCCTGCCTGCGCCTTGGCAAAGGCTATCAGCGCCTGCATGGAGTCCTTCTCCGGTAGCCGTCGGCGCTTGCGTTCTTTCGGCATTTCGATGCCGTCGGCAGGGTTGATGTCGTTGTAGCCGCGGTTCGCGCCCCAGCGAAACAGCCTGCGCAGGTATCGTTGCGCATGGGCCGCCTTGCTTGGGGTCGGGATCAGCTGGCCAGCGGTGTCGCGCTCGCTGCCCAGCGCGATGGCGTCGATCAGGCCTTGGACAACAGGTTGCGTCACACGTTTGGTGATGAGGTCCCCGACCAAGCTGCCGTTGGCCAGCTTGAAATCACACACGATCGCGCGGCAGTACTGATAGTCCTCCTGCGTCGCCGCAGACAATGCCCTGAATTGCGGGCTATCTTCGAAGGCGGTGCATAGGCCACTTACGGTCTTGCTGCTGACCTGCCCGGTTCGCGCTTCGGCGATCACATGCAGGTCAGCGAGCGTTGCCGTCTTGCCGGCGACGTTCACGCGACGCGGGCGTTGGCCAGGCTTGCGATCGAACACGTACCAGGTCCCGCCCCAGCGGCCATCCCAGTACAACCCGGTTGGGATCTTGGTCTGGTCGATATGGCGCGGAATCGTCGGATCGGCTTTACGTTTTCTGCCGGGCGGAGTCATGTCGGTGTGTCCTTCCCTTTGGCCCGGCGGCGGTGCCGACGTCTGGCTTCGACGTATAGCCAGGCTGGAATCACCTCGTAGCCCCAACTACGTCCTCGCCAGTACTTGGTGACGATGAGTTCCTCATCATTGTCTTGCGCGAACCCCAGGACATGATGCCGCCGGCCCAGCCATCGGAACTTCGATCCGATCTTCAACCTCGTGGCCACAATCACCTCCTTCCGAAGAGCGCGTCGGCATCGTATGGCTGTGAATCGTTGGCAGCAACCACGCCCAGCGCGGCATTGAGGGCTGCAACCGTCGACCAGATCCCGCCGCTGCCGTCGTACCTGTACCGAATACCGGCATCCTGCGCCCACTTCTCGACCGTCGCCAGCCTGGGGCGCTCCCCGGGCCGGCACAGCTCCTGCAGGTCCTCGAACTGGAGGATGTGTTCGCCGATCATGATCGTATCCGGCGCTCCTTTACCGCAACACGCCGCGTGGTTCGCTGCCGAGCGGGTTGCGAATATGCTGGCGCGTTGGCCTCGGGGACTCACCACCGGCGGTGCGTTGCTGTTCATCGAGCGTGTCGCCGGGCGGAGCGATCGCGACGAAGCCGGTCGGCCGCATCCCGCGCTGGCCAACCGCGCGGATCATGTCGACCTCGACCTTCGCGCTGTTGATCATGACCTGGGCAAGGTCACCGATGGCCTTGGCCTTGTCCACCGTCATGTTGCCGTCGTTGTTGCGTAGCGCCCTGATAGTCGCCGCGAGATCCGTGCGCATGTCATTGATGGTGTAGGTGGATGCGTCGCTGTCTTTGCTCATGGGTCAGTCCTCTGCTTTCCGGTGATTCGATTGATTGTCCGGGTCAGCGCGCCGCGCATCTGCATCGCGCGCTTCAGCTCCGGCGGGTAGTTGTGGATGCTGTTCCGCTTCATGTTCTCGCGCAGCGAGACAAGCTCGAGGCGGTCCAGCGTGATGTCCGTAGTGACCAGCGTCTTCATTCCTTCGCGGAACCGAACGACATGGCCAGCCGGTACCGGGCCGTTTGCGGCCTCCCACACCAGCTTTGCAACTGGCTGCCAGCGTTGCGCCGGAAACACGCTGGGGTCATCGGTGACCTTGCGCACGATTGCATTGCGCTTGACGTCGAGCTTCTCGGTCCCGATGGGCACATAGTTCCGCGACTCACACGCGGGGCGCCCTTTCTTGAACTGTGTGGTCGCCATGCGGCCAGGTGCCCAGCCTGGACGGCGCAGCCCCTTATTGGGCGGCACTTGTCCCTTCCGGAACTGATGCTTCCTGCATTCTTTGTGCTGGCCGCCTGCCCACAGCTTCGCGATCGGCTTGCTCCAGAAGTCCGGCGCCTTGGTCAGGCCAAGGATGTGCGCGCGGTTATGGACCGATCCGACTTCCCGCCCCAGCACATAGGCAACCAGGTATGCAGGAAAGTGGGGATAGTTGATCCGCAGCGTTTCGTCATCATCTGCGGACCAGCGTGTGCGCGGTGCGTGCTTTGGCTTACAGATCGACTTCATGGCACTCCCTGCCTGATGCTTTCGCTTCAATGCGAGCGGCCTCGCGTAGGTAGTGGGCATGGCGGGCCTGCTGCTCAACGCGGCTCCAGTGGGGATCGACCAGCGCAGTTGCCGCAGCCTGCCTGCAGGCGTTCGCTTCGCGGGCTGCACTGATGGCGGGGTCATCGCGGAAGATGTCGAGCTGGTTGTCACTGGAGCGCATCGTGTGCCTCCTGGATATCGCTGGCTGCAGCACCTGGTGCGATCACACTCTGCCGATGCGGGTGGTCTCGGCGCCGGCGACGTTTACCCCAACTGCTGCCCCGGCCGACTTCGCGGATGGTGCTCGGGGCCACATCGAAGCGAGCGGCAAGCCAACCGACGTCACGACCCTCCTGCAGCGCCGCACGGATCTCTTGTACGTCACCCGGCAGAAGCTTCGTGGCGGCGCCGGCGCGGTTGGCGTCAGCCTGGAACGCGCAGGCCAGGTGCGCGGGGTTCGGGCATTCCCGGTTGCCACAGGTGTTGTAGACCACCAGGCCCTCGGGTATGGGGCCGAAGAACATCTGCCAGATCCAGCGCTGCGCTGTGGTTGGGTTGCCGCCGAACTGCTTGATGGGCCTGCCTTGGTCGTTGATGCGGCCCAGCCACTTCCAGCACTGCTCCGGGTTCTTGGGCAACTGCACCAGCGGTTTGAGCGTTGCGCCTGCGATGTGCGTCATAGGACTGCCTCGTGCGGGCTGTCGATCCGCTTGAAGGAGATGACCCACACCCATGGGTTCGCGTCCCAGTCGCCGCCGGTGCTGGTCCACAGCGATCGGAAGCTGCGCTGGATACTACCCGCATCCCTGACGTTGAAGCCGTCGCCACCGGAATAGTCCTTACACGCGGTGCCGCCGACAGTTGCGAAGCGCTCGATACCCTCGGCCAATGCATCTGCCTCGCTGATCGCCTGCAGCCGCTCCACACGCACGTTGGTGATCTCCAGCACTAGGCGGCAGGCCCAGCGCGGCATGTGGATGCTGGGGCGCCACCGGCCCGGGTCGCAGCGGTCGAAGCCCTCGCGGTAGTAGGCGATCTGCTTCCCATCCTCTGACACTGTGGTCGGCAGACCGGCCCACGGGCCCCAGCGTCCGCCATCGGCGCGGTGCTGGCCGTGCGCAGGGAAAATGGAATGTGCTTCGCGCACCCACAGTCGGTCGCCGGGCTGACCGAACGGGCATGCCAGGACGCGGTCAACGTCGTCGCCGGCGGCGAGTGCCCACCACAGCGCGTTCTCGTCCTCGGCGCCCCAGTGTTTCGGATCGCTGGGATCGTCGCCGAGTCCGCCGGTGAAGTCGAAGGCCGGCGGCATCTTGACCACGCGCCGGGTCTGTGTCTTCCGGCCGTCGAGGATCGCGCGCACCATGGTGCCGTTGAAGAGGATGGGCTGCTCAACCATGGGTCACCCCCTGCGGGCGTGCGGCGAGCGCCAGGCGCGCCTCGCCTTCCGCGACAAGCTCGTCCAGCGGCTTGCGACTTTGATGCATGGTGTAGCCGGTACGCTGCTCCATCTCGAGGTACTTCGCCAGCAGCTCCGGCCGATGCCGTGCACCGTTTGCGAGGTCGCGCGGACTCCCCATGATGCAGAACACGCAGCTCAGCCGCTCATTGCCGGCAGCGTAGGCCCAGTGCGGTTCCTGTCCCGCGGCCTTGATGGTGGCGAACACCTCAGGCGTCGTCATGCCATGGATCGGCAGCCATTCGTACCAACTGCGGCCGGCCAGGCTGTTGCGTGCGCTCCACGACATTTCCGCCCGCTTCGCCCGGCCAGGACTCTCCGCGGCGCGGATGCCAAGGCAGGTGACGATCTTGGTAAAGCCATGCTCGCCTGCGTAGCGCCGAATCTCCCGTTCGATCGGGCCGCGTTTGAGATCGCTGGTGCACTGGCGGTTGGACGCCGACGGCCAGCACGATGAATTCGGACCTGGCCGCACCTTGAAGCGGTGCTCCACCATGCCGAAGAACGTCTTGACCGCGTGTGCCACTACGAAGGGAAGGCGTGCCGCCTCGGCCTGGACTTGGGCATGCTCAAGCGCACCGTCCCACTCGGCCTCGCCGAGGGATGCATGCACCACCAGGATCTGCGATCGCGGCACGATCTCGAGCAGTCGGATCAGCATTGCCTGCGAATCCTTGCCGCCGCTGTGGTTGGCCACAAACAGCGCACCCGCGGCCACCAGGCCATCGATGCTGGGCAGAGGGTGGTCAGCCATCCGCCACCCCCGCACCGTGGCTGCTGCCCTCCAGCCGTTCCCCAGCCCTGGTACGCCATTCGTCACAGACGCCGCGGACGGTCGTATGGAAGTTACCGAAGGTGCACCGCTGCAGGTGCTCGATGCCACGCCCCTTCTTCGCCTCGATCGCGCGTTGGCTCCAAGACCCGAGCGTGAAGTACAAGCACGTGCCGCAGCGAGGTGGATCGGGATCGTAGTCCTGCTCGGTCTGCCGGCGCACGACACGCTCGAGCTCTGCAGGTCCCATCGGGATCGGTCGTGGATTCAGATTAAGCACGTCGACCTCCTGCTGAAGATGAGGCGAAGAGGAGCGAACACGGATCACGCATGGCGCTGCTCCTTAGTAGTCAAGGCGTATGTGCTCGGAGCGTGGAGCACAATGGCTCGCGCTACCTGGCCGTGGCTGACGAGGTACTGGAGGCCCTGCACCGCGCTGCCAGGGGATACGTGAAGTTCTTGCGCGATGTTCCTGGCAAGGTGCCACCGCTCCTGGTTCTGCGGCTGCCGCAGGTACTGCAGGATGCGATCGGTCAGCTTCTCGCTGTCCGCCTTGCGGGCAGCTCCCGATTTTGCGAGCGCGGCCACTGTCGCTCGGATCGCTCGGTCGACCTCCTCGGATGTCCAGGTGCCGGCGCGGATCATCTGGGCGAGGGTTCGTCGCCCGTCTGCCTCGAACTCGGCTGCGACCAGCTCGCGGGCCAGCTGCATCGGGTCAGCCATCACCATTCCTCCGATGCGAGCAGACGCGGGAAGCGCCCGCCATCCGCCAGTTCGATTGCCAGTTGCTCGCGGAACGTGCGAACCAAGCCGGTGGGCCGTTCGTTCTCGTCTGCGTCGGTGAACTTCAGCTCGTCAAGGGTTGCGTCCTTCACTTCCTCGACATCATCAATTGCGATGTCGTCCTCGGTGTATCCGTATTCCTCGGTCACGGCCTGCAGGACGGATTCAGCGCTGGTACCGATCCACCACTCGACATCGTGTACACAGAAAACCTTCATGGCGTATCCCCCGCGCCGTGGCTGTTGGCCTGCTCAAACTTCGTGAGGACCAGCGTCGTCCGCAGCCTGGCTTCGAGATATGCGATTGAATCTCCCTTGTCGCTCGCGGCCCGCTCGGCCTTGATCGCTTCGCACAACTCGGCGACATCGTTCGCAACGCCTTCAATTCCGCGCGCAACGTCATGCTCGCCGTGATCGCGACAGTCAGCAGCAAGGGACCGGAGAAGCTTCATCTGCTTCATAGCCGCACCTCCGCATCGCTGGCCTGCGCCTGGGCGCGCAGCGCCGCCCGAACCCGGCGCTTCTCGGCCCTTGTGCCGTCGCGCTTGATGTACTCAGCTAGCCCGGTGAATTCCAACTCGCCATCGGTGATGGCCGACTTGATGATCCGGTCGCGTCCACAGCTGTTGAGGATTTCTTCGTAGTAGGTGCTGCCGCAGTCGCCCGCGCCGTTCAGATAGCCAAGCACGTACCGGATCGCACAGTCGTGGCCGTCATCCTGTGCCGCCCTCAGTTCGGCCTTCCACGCCTCGCTGCCGGCATTGGGGCTGATGGCTTCGCCGCGCTGGTGCAGGAACATGCAGAAGTTCGCAACGTCGCGCGGGTCACCCTTCTCGACGTGCGCGCGCAGCATGTCGGACAGACGCTGCTGCATGCCCGGCTCGTCGCCGTTCCAGCCGCCTCGGCCCTTGGCGCGCGCTTCCGCGAGCTTTGCTTTCATCGCGCTGGAGAACGCATCGACCGCTGCATCGTCCGGGTGGGTGCCGCCCTTGGGGCTGTCCAGCATCGGCAACCAGCCGACCGGCGTACCTTTGCCCTCGGTGAAGTGGTCGTGATCCCAGCACCAGCCGGCGAACCTCCAGCCTTCGCGCTCGTCATCACCCACGTTGTCGTCGTTGTTGGCGCCGATAGTCCACGCCGGCCCGGCCGTGTCCTCGGTGGCGTGGTCATCGAATTGCACCAGGAGCCGCACCATCGTGCCGTCGCGCGGCGCGGTGTCCATCGGGCACGGTACGGGCGCGGGCACGTCGTCGCCCGATAGAGCAGCGATGATGGCGCCGCACGCTTCCTTCCAGATGGCCAGGCGCTCGGCCTGGCTTGGATCGCAGCTATCGGCCTTGTAGTAGGCCTCGTAGGCGGGGATGTATGCCTCAGACACGGCTCGCCTCCGTGTGCTTGGTGCTCTTGGTCCCCTTGGTCCCGGCCGTCTTCTTCGGCTTTGCCTTGCGCGTGGACTTCGCCGCTTTACTCGGTGCCTTGGACGTTGGCTTGGCCTTCGAGGCAGTTGCCGGTGCCTTCGCGCTGTTCAAGGCATAGCCTTCGCCGCGCAGGGGCTTGGGAAGCCAGCCGGTGCCCGCCAACTGCTTGGCGGCTTCCGACATGGCGGCGTCCTTCTTCTTCGCCAACAGGCCTTCGCCGATGGCCTTGCCAGCAGCGTCGGTCACGGCCTCGGCCAGGAGCGCCTTGGATACCAGGCTGACGTAGTTGTCGGCATTCGGCTCCCACCAGCGCGCCATGTCCACACCGAACCGGGTGGCCAGTTCCCGGCCGCGGATCTGCGCAACCGGGACCGCCAGCGCCGCCAGGAATGCAAGCAGTTCATGCCGCTGCGCAACGGTCAGCTTGCTGAGCCATTGCACGAGCTCGGCGTCCTTCTTCGGGATGAGCGGCAGCCACTTGGCGGCGCGCTTCTCCAGCGCGGTGCGTGCGGGCGCCTTGCTGACCTCCGGGAACCTGCTGTGGCTATCGGTCAGGTGCTGATTGGTGGCATCGATGGAGAGCAGGCTGCAGCTCCGACCCGGCAGGAGCTGGCCCACCAACACCTGCAACACCAAGGTAAGCGCCGCATCAGGGCTATCGGCAATATGCTCGCGGATGGCGGCCGTCCGCTGCATTTCCAGTCGTGCCAGCATGTCGTGGCTGAGGGTGGGCTTTTTCGGACCACTGGGGTTGCCGCCGGTGACCTTTCCCGCCTTGAGTTTTTGCCCCGGCTTCAGCCTGCCTCGGTCGATCTGGAGGCCGTGGTGCGTATCCAGGTAGATCAGGACGCCCGTTTTCGCCTTCGCTTCTGAGCTCCAGACTTCCCGCGACGCCAGCAGCAGGTCCTTCTCGGCGTTCAAGCGATCTGCCTCGGCCTGCAGAGTGTCATAATCCTGTTCGTCATCGAACGACGCTTGCTCGATCTCCTCAAGCCGCTGTTCGATTGTGGCGCGACGCTTGGCCTGAGCAGGAGAGAGCGACTCGTGCCTGCTGGAGTACGGCCCATGGCCATAGCGGGATCGGTCGCTGTAGTCCAGTTCCAGGTGGACGTCGACCCAGGACCATCCTGCCGAGCGCTCGGCGCCGGCGATCGCTTCCAGCTTGGTCACGGCGAGCTTCTCAAGCAATGCCGCATCAGCGAAGTAGACCGCCGGCGAGAACATATCGCGCCGCACGGCGCCGCCGGCGGCTTCGTAGGCGGCGGTGCCCACGAACTTGGCCACAGCACTGTCCGGGCCTACTTCTTTGGCCGTGATGCGCTTGCGGATCTCGTGTGGGCGCCGCTGCCAGTCATGTTCGATCTTTGCGCCCTTCTGCCCGAACCAGGCGCGGCGCTGGGCATCGTGGTCGTCCGTCAGCGCCAGCGCCTGGAGCTGCTCAAGGGTCATGTTGCCCTGCTCATAGAGCGCAAACAGCTCCGGCGCGGCATTCGCCAGCTTCAGGCGCGCCGCCACGACGGACTCCGCGACGCTGAAGTGCGCAGCAATCTCCGTGGTGGATTTCCCGGCCTCGACCATGCCGCGGAATGCTTTGTACTGGTCGGCGGGGTGCATGTCCTCGCGAATCACGTTCTCTGCGGTACTTGCTTCCAGCGCACCCTCCGCGGGGATGGGCCTGCAAAGGACGGGATAGTCCGGCGCGATCTCGCCGCGCTCGACGCCAAGCTGGAGCGCAAGCCAACGCGTCCCACCAGCGCTCACCTCGTAGTGGTCAGGCTGTGCGCCGGCGGTAACGACAAGGTTCTGCAGCTGGCCGTGCGCCTTGAGCGATTCCAGCGTTGCCGCGATGTGCTCGGGCGTGCGGCGCTTGCGCGCGTTCTCCGGCGAAAGGCTGAGGTGGTTGAGCGGGATGGTGATGATGCTCTGTTGGGTCTGCATGATCGATATCACTCCGAAGTGGCCTGGCTGGAAGCGCTGTCGACACCGGATGCGGCGGCGGCTTGCGCGTAGGGGATGCACCGGATCAAACCGATGTGGTGCTGCCCGGAAAGGTCGACGTTGGTGAGGACCAGCGTGCCCATGGAGATGCCAGGCGGCAGCGCGTGCGGGTCTTGGTCGTCCAGGATCGTGGAGAGCCCGTAGTGGCGGGCGATCGCTACAGCGTTGCGGGTCTTGCCGCATGCCTGGGGGCCGTGCACGATGATCGAACGGTTCACTGCTGCGCCCTCCGTTCGATCTGCCTGCGAGCGTTGACGTAGTTGGTGAAGCCGTGGCGCTGCGCGGCCACATCCAGCGCCTTTGAATGCTGGATTCCCTGTTCCTTCTTGATGAGTTTGGCAAGCCGCTTCAGTCGATCGATGGTGGCTTGCTTCTGCGCGCAGGCACTGCACTGGTTGTCGCTGACCCAGTGGCAACCGCCTGGGCAGGCCTGCATATCGGTGCAGCCGCATTCGCGGCAATGACGAGGTGAGTTCATCGAGTGCTCCTGATCGTGATGTGCCTGCCCTGCAGGCGATGAGAGAAGCGCCGCGGTGACGCGGCAGTCGTGATCCAAGGGAAGCGCCGTTCCAGGCTCTGCCAGAGGCGGCGGCTTGCGGCGTGCTGCAGATGACCGGCATAGCTGGCGATGACGGTGCGGATGTGGTCGAAGTCGGCCGGCGTGCCGCTCAGATTCCTCCCGCGCACGTGGGCGATCTCCCAAGCGGCCAAGGCCTCCTGCAGGTGCGACACCACCCGGCGGCGCGCGCGGAGGTGGGTCGGGTAGATGACGTAGCCCAGGAAATCAAGGCCGTCTCCGAGGCGCCGCAGCTTGACCTCGTCCTTCAGGCGGAGATCCAGCGTGTCGGTGAGGAAGGCTTCGATTCGGCGCTGCCACTCGACCAGTTGGGTGCGGTCATGGTGGAAAAGCACGAAGTCATCGACGTAGCGCAGGTACCTGCGGACCTTGAGCTCGTGCTTGACGAACTGGTCCAGCGCATCCAGAAACACATTCGCAAAGAACTGGCTGGACAAGTTTCCGATCGGCAACCCGCACCGTCGCGGAGCGTTCTCCAGGCGCTTGTGTGCAGGCACCAGCTGCAGTTGTTCCTGGGTGGCGCGTTGCCGCACGCCCGCACTTAAAGCTGGACCACGCAGCAATGCGTGCACGGCCATCTGCGCTTCCAGAGACAAGCGCGCCCGCTGCAGGACTGGCTTGAGCATCGCCCACAGCTTGTCGCGGCGTACGCTATTGAAAAAATTGGCAATGTCGAGCTGGAGATACCAGCCGCCACCTTGGCCCGAGTGCACCTGGCGCACGCAGTCCCGGGCATACCTGACTGCGGCATGGCTACCCTTACCCTTCCGGTTGGCATAGCTGTGAGCGATGAAGCGAGGCTCGTAGATGGCTTCCAACTGAGGGACGATCCAGTGGTGCACCACGCGATCCCGGAACGCCGGCGCGTGGATCTCGCGTGCCTTCGGCCGGGTTGCGACAAAGCTGGTGGATGCTGCCGGCGACCACGTCCCGGCGTTGAGGTTCTGCTGGATATACAGCAGATGGGTGATGAAGTGCGCGTCGAAGCGGAGCTTGTCGAAGCTCGGCTGTTTGCCGCGACGGGCAGCCTGGTAGGCGTCGTACAGGGCGCGGAGCTGCACACCCTGGGCACCATGAGACTCACGGGCACGACGGCACGCCAACCCGAACCCGCTGTTGTTGCGGTGGTTGTTGTTGACATTGCCGTTGTTGAGGTTGACGTTGAACGCGGACGCCGGCGACCCCGGCATCTCCCCGTGCACTTGCGACCCTGCCACGCAGGCCCGGGCGGGATAGCGTGGCGTCGTCATGTGTTGGCCCTCGGATAGGCGGCACGGGTACTCAGTCTCTCGCCACGCTGCGCTACGCCATCGGCTCGCGCATTCTGGGCGTTGGGGTGCTGCTCGATGCTCCGCTTCCAGCCGCCAGCCTGGCTGCCGAGACTGTGCGCTGCCTTGGCCAACCTCTCAAACTGGCCGAAGTTCTTGAAGGCGTGCACGATCTTGCACACCTGCAGTCGTTCGTTGAACCGATCGACGGCGTCGACCAGGTCCTCTGCACGCTGCAGGCGGTTGTCCTTCTTCCGCCACGTGCGCATTGCGCATGTGAGCACCTCGTCGGCGCGGGCGCGCAGTTGATCGCCCGTGCGGTAGCGGTGGTACTGCGAGAAGGTTCGGACGATCTGTTCGACGTCCGCGCACAACCTGCGCGCGGCGTCGACGATCGGTGGTGGCTGGAAGCGCGAGCTCATATCAGGCCACAGAGGTCAAATTACTGACGGGCACGACGGCACGCCAACCCGAACCCGCTGTAGCTGCGGTGGCCGCTGCTGACAACGCCGAGGTCGAGGTTGACGTCGAACGCGGACGCCGGCGACCCCGGCATGATCGTGCTCGTCCAGTACCAGTCATCCAGCAGCAGGTGCGGATAGAGATTCGGGTCCGCGGCCGGTTTGCGGAAGCGGCGGTCGATCACGTGGCGGTCATAGACCGTATCCGGAGACAGGTGCCAGTCGTCGTAATCCAGGAGCTGCAATCCCTTGGCGGCCGCCTCGACACTCTCCTGGCTGTCGTAGGGCTTGCCATCGCGCGCCAGCGTCGCCGGATGCACCCAGATGCCCGTCTCCGGGAAAATCAAGGCAACGTGATCCGTAACCGTCTCGCGTGCGTCGACCTGGTGACCATCGGGCATGACCTTCAGCGGCTGTGCCGGATTGCGCACGATGATCGAGGGCGCTTCGGTCTTCTGGCCGGTTGCCTGGGGCTTCTTGAGAGCGTCCTGCAGCGCGCTGCCAGCGGCCATGGCCGTGATCAGATTGATCGCTGGTGACGATGCCTTGCTGGGGTTCAGATGGACGTTCACGTCACCGTGGAAATTGAAGGTGAAGAACGGGCTGTTGGTCGATCCGTTCACTTCCAGCTGCTCGCTGGTGCTGTTGGTGTTCTCACTCATGGGTGTTGCCTCCGTGTGTCTGGGTGAAACGGCGGATGTTCTCCAGCAGGCCGGTGGGGCATTGGCTGTCGGAGAGGTCGTGGAAGAAGCGTTCTGCCTGCTTCAGCAGGTCGTGGGCTTTACGCAGGTCGCGCCGCGCCAGCCGCAGTTCGCGGGCATAGTTCTGTGGAGCCGGGAGCGGCTTGAAGCTCATCAGTCGGCACCGTTGGATGAGCTGCTGGCATCGAGACGCTCGATACGACCGCCTGCGCGGAGGAACGCCTCGGTGTCCTGAGCGATCTGCTGACGATCCCGCTCCTTTCGCGCCATCGCGGTGCCGGTGCTGGTGGAGGCTTCGAGTACGGTGCGTCGCTGGCGCGCGAGCAGTTCCTCGAAGGTGGGGGTATGCCGGGGCGTGGCCGGGAGATCCTCCGGCTTCGGGTACTCAGGCAACGGCGTATAGCCAGTCGATGCTTTGCTCGGGTCCCATGTGCTGCTGTCGTTGAGGTCGGCATTGCCGAGCTCGAGCACCTGCAGGCCGCGGGTGTGCGGGACGCTCATGGCTTCACCGTCCTGGTTGCCATCGCTGCCTTGAGCTCGCGTGCGGCAGCAACGCCAGCCTCGGTGAGCGTGACGACGCTGGGGAATTCAGGCACGTCGAACTCCGCAAGACCTTCGCGTTCCAGGAACTTGATGGCACGCCGAGTGAATGCCTGGTACGGCACGGGGCCGCTCTTCTTGATGGGCTGCCCCACGGCGATGAAGCCACCCGGGCCGCGCCGGAGAGAATGGGTCGGGGTGTCCAGCGCGGCGAGAAGCGCGCTGCTAATTACTGGGGTATGTGGTTGCATCTGCATGGTCAGGCTCCTGACGACTGCGCGTTCCCGCGCAGCTGCGTTGTGGCGGTGCCCTGCGATTCCTCCCAGGGCCAGGTATTGGCGAGCGGCGGCAGCCAGGTACGGCGGAAAGCGAGATAGCGCTCGCGGTTGTCGAGTGGCGCCGGCACCGGCGCGTTGTGCGGGCAATGTGTGATGGACAGGTACGCCAGCGTTCCGTGCCAGTTGGATGGCCGATGCAGGAGTCGGGAAAGGGCTTTCATGGCCGGCTCCCGATCATTGCGATGCGCCGGTCGATCTCCGCTTCCAGCCGCTCGACAGCCTCGGCGTCACCGCGCTTCGAGGCAGCGGTGCATGCATCGATAAGCACATGCAAGCGGGAGTTGTCCGCCGTGAGGCAGGCATCGCAGTTCATGCGCCACCCGTCCTTACAGGCTTTTCCTTCCTGCCGGCAACAATTCGAACGCCATGCTGCTTGAGCCACTCGATGGCGGTCTGCAGCGCCTCCGGCTTCATCTGGAACGATTGCCCGGCGACTACCAGTGCCTCGCCACACTGGCGCACGCCTGCCTGTTTGGTGGCCACGCCGATCTCCAGCGGCGCACGTGCATCCTGCCGCTCGTACACTCCGGCCCAGATCGTTTGGGTATGCACCTGCAGGCAGAGCACGGTGCTGTCGATGCCGGTGCCGATGTTCGTGATGTGCAGTTGCGCGGCGCTCATGACGTGCGTCCGGGTTGATGCTGGCGCACGCGCATGGCGAGCATCTGCAGTGCACCGGCTACGGCCATGCCGGTACGCCCGGCCCTGTTCTCGGCAATGACCGCATCGATCACCGCCTGGCGCTGGTTGGTCGGGCCAAGCCGTTCGAGCTGGTGGACGGCGCAGCGAGCGGCCGCGAAGTTGATGATGACGGCGCTCATCGGCAGTCCTCGACCAGGATTCCCCGCGCTGCCAGCCACCTGCACGCGCCATCGACGACCGCGGCCGTCAGGACGAAATCAGCGTCCCCGATGCTCAGCTCGTTATCTGCGCACCGGCGGATGCGGGTGCTGGAGGTGCGCAGGCGGGTGTGGCGTGCGAACTGTGGGCGTACCTCGCGGAGGATGGCGACCACGATGTCCGGCTGGACCGATATCTCCAACTGCAGCTTTTTGCCTGCAGGCAGCGCGAGGATGTCCATCAGCGCACCTCCATTGCCAGGTCGGCTGCCTGCGCTTCATAGCGGGCGCTCATCACGCACAGGTGCGCCAGCCGGCGGGCCATTGAGCGCGTGCGCGCGTTCTTGCCGCGGTTGTGCATGGCCGAGGCGAGCTTGTGGTCCTGGTTGGCGGCGGTGCGCAGGCAGCGCACCACCGCGGGCGATGACAGGCGGTCCTCGGCCCCATCGCGGAAGGTTTCAGTCATGCGAGCCATGACGGTCTCCTAGGCAGATGGGCGATTACTGACGGGCACGACGGCACGCCAACCCGAACCCGCTGCCGTCGCGGTGGCCGAGGTAGACACCGCCGTAGCTGAGGTCGACGACGAACGCGGACGCCGGCGACCAGGGGGTAACGTCGCTGCGAATCCAGCCGTGCTTCGGGAAGTTGGGGAACAGGTTCGTGTCCACCGCCGGCGAATGGCGGTCATGCCTGATGACATGAAGCAGCAGCACGTCATCGAGGGGCGCGTTGACCCAGTCGGTGTGGTTGAGCAGATCGGTCTGCGCAACGGCGCTGACCGCATCGTCGCTGTTGTCGAATTCTTCGCCGTCGGCGGTGGTGGTGAGCCGCGTGGAGACCAGCCAACCGTCGGGGAACAAGACGGCAACGTGGTCGGTGCGGGGATCGCTGGCCGGGACTTCGGTGCCGTCGGCCAGGACTTTCAGCGGTACCGGGCTGATCTGCGCTTCAGCATGCGGGGTGGTGTCTTTCATCTTTGCGCTCTCCTGGAAGGTAGAGAGCGCCGGCGGGTCGCCGTACGGGCCAGCTGGGGAGGCGCTGGTTTCCGCGACCGAAGGGGGATGGCTCCGGCGGGTGGCGACCCGCCGGTCGCCCGCCAGCTGGTGGGCTGGCAGGCGAATGGAAACCTAAAGTTTCGATATTGTCAACAACCAATAGTTTCTTTTTGTCGCGGCATCCTATTCAGCCTGGTTGAGTGGTTAGGAGGCTGGATGCTTTGGATGATGATCAGGCCCACTCTTACGGGAGTGGCCATAGTGCTGGGAATGGCTGCGTGTAGCAGTAAGACAACAGATCAACAGCTGCCAGCCGAAGCAGGCTTGTTGCCGACACCCATCCAGGAGGAACCGTCTCGAAAGGAGATGCTGAATCTCTGCAAAGAGGTGTCGCAGCTGGCATCTACCATCATGGATGCTCGCCAATCTGGTGTCGTGATGTCGCAAGCCATGGATGTGGCAGAAGCTGCTGATGATGAGCAACTGCGCGACATGAGCCGCAAGCTGGTGGTTGCGGCATACAGAGAAGGAAGTTACCAGTCTCCCGACAACGTTCGAAGAGTTGTCAGGGACTTCGAGAACCAGGCGTATCTGGAGTGCGTGCAGAGCATCGATCACCGCAGATAGGGGGCGCTGCATGTAGAGCCTTCCGGGTCGTCCGTTAGGCTCCAATGCTCAATTCAGTAGCGCCTAAGCGTGTACCAAGCAACTACGCGGCCAGAGATGTGGAGCTGGTCGATTTCATTGATGCTGATAGTCTCAGGTGGATATGCCGGATTTGCCGAGACAATCTGTAGGTTATTGCCGCGGATGTCCGGCGCTAGTCGCTTGATGAGCGCTCGACCTTGCCAGTTGAACACATAGAGATCTGGTCCCAAGAAGCTATTGCAAGCCGCATCCACGAAGACGATGTCCTCGTGATTGATCAGTGGGGCGTTGCTATCACCTGTGCCGGTGATGACCTTGATGCGCGAGATTGGTTTCGGCAGATTTGCTTCCGCCCACCACTTGGCGATGTCGAGATACTCAACGATCGCTGGGGGGTCGTTGATCTCAGTCCCATATCCCATGCCGCCCTCCATTGCCAGACGTGGAAGCCGAACATAGTCGGAGGCGTTCTCAGCGCTTGAGAGTGATCCGTCGGACACCTTGATCGCTCCCAAGTACCGCCTTGCGGCCTCCACTTCAGCGGGGGCATTGCCAGGTAACGGGCCGGTCAAATCTTCGGCAATCACCCCGATCTGGGCAGCATCTGGCATGGACTCGCCGCGCAGCCACTTGCCGGCCATTTGGGGAGTCACCTTGTATCGCTTGGCAATCACGCGCTGCCGACCACGTTCGTCGGGAACGCCGTTCGCGGCAAGAGCCTGGTCAAGCCAGGTAGCAAAGCGTTGGCGGATGTCAGTTTTGGAAACCATAGGTTTCTAGGCTACCGGGCATAGAAGAAACTGTGGGTTGTTGACTTATGGAAACAATCGGTTTCAAATCTGTGCCCGTGAACACGACCCCTCTCGATCAAGCCATTGAAGCCGCGAGCTCCCTACCAGGAGTCGAAAGCGGTATCGGTCTCATTGCGCAGGCATGCGGCACCAGCCGCCAGTTCATCAACAAGATGCGGCGCCAATGGCGTGCGGCTGGTGAGCCCCCCCGCGCTCTACGCGAGCACGCAGCCTCCATCGAGTTCGCACTGGGGGGGCGAATCAAAGCGGACGACCTCTATCCCGATGTGATCTGGTCCCGTGATGCATCGGGACGGATCACCCACTACATCGTGCCTGTTAAGACAAGGACCTCGCATGCTCAGTGACCGATTCAAGCGGCTGCGGACGGTAGTCCGCCTCGACAGCGCACTGGGCAACGCCGAGGTCGGCGTCCTGCTTGATGCCCTGCTGCTCGATCCGATGCCGGATGTCGAGCTCAATCTCACTAGCGACGAGTGGGCTTCGCTCTTGGCCGAGCGCACTCGCGCGGGCCACCCGCTGCATTTCGCGGAGGTCCGCCTCAATGGCTGACCTGGTTCCCCGTGAATCCACCAAGGCCCAACGGAAGCCCATCATGCGCAACCTGATCGAACGCGCCCGCATCGCCGTGCGGCGTTGGCTACTGGAACAGTCGACCGCCGAGAAGCTGCGGGCAGCAGAAGCGCTGCGTTTTTTCTCGAAAGAGCAAACAGCAGGGCGCGTAGATGAGTTGAGGACACTCATCCGCGAGGGGCGCGCATCACGCGCCGACGAGATGGCACTTATGCGGCTTGCCGGTTCTGACGCCGGCTTGGCGTTCGTTCGCGCCAACAACCCTAATCGGGTAGCCCGTCGAGAAGCTGCTCGACGCAAAGCGGAAACGCTTCGTTGCCCTGGAACTGCGTCGGCGGCTCCTGATGCCATTCCTCCAGCGTCCGCTGGATGTCCTGCTGATAGCGAGCGTCCTGAATGAGCATGGGCAGGATGTTCTCCATGATGAATTCCAGCGCGGCGAGGCGCTCGGCCACGTTGCTCAACGTGATGGACGTAGGTTCGGTCATGCCGGTCTCCGGTAGCGGTTGGTGGTCTCCTTCCCTCCAATCCTACCGGCTGGCCGGTGCCTTCTTTGCGGAGGGGCGCTGATATGCATCGCCAACTCACCGATCGACAGATCCCTGGGCGCGTGCTGAACCTATCGTCACCCGACGAATTGGCCGATGCGGTCAGTCGTTCTGATCGGCGGCTCGAGCGCGCGCTTCTAGCGCCTGCGTCCAGAGCGCAATCCGGTTCTTCAGTTCCGCTGAGGAATGCTTCATGTCCTCGTTGCCAAGATGCCCAACAGCCCGCTCCGGGTAGTAGCCGGCCATCTTGGATTGCCAGTGCTGTAAAGCGACTTGCGGGTCTTCTATCCGGTCGAGGAGCAGCGAAATGAGGATGGCATCCACCTCGATACGCTGCGACAGCGCCATCAGGAGCTGCTGCAGCGAAGTGATCAGCTCGAAGGCCTTCCCGAGTTTTTCCTCGCCAGGGCCAATAGCTATCTGTTCCATGCTGGTCTCCGGTAGTGGTGATGTGGTCGCACGCACATCCTACCGACAGGCCAGCTCCTTTGTGGGTGCGGAGGTGAGCCATGCGCAAGCCTAGTGACGAGCTGGCGCTGGATCGGCTACGGCAGCCTACGGCGCAGCGCACTGCGCTACCCATTGGCCGAATCCTTCGCTGGTTGCTGGCGGTGCTGCTTGCTGTCGGCGGCCTGCTGCTGTTCGCGCTGGGGTTGGCAGGGAAGCAGCAGGATGGCCGCCACGCCACCGAGACCGGTGTGCGCGTTGTACCAGTGCATGGGCTGGAGCTTGATCAAGAGGATGTTGTCGTCCATGGCCTGGATTCTCGGGCCAACCCGAGGCGGCGCGCATGAAGCCCGGGCCTCAATATCTGATGCCGCGCCAGGCGGTGATCTACCGCTACACCGAGCGCATGCTGCGGGAGACCGGAACCAATCGGCGCACGTTCGGCATGGTGGTTGCAGACCGCTACCTGCAGATGGTGGCCGAGGACGACCGGGATGTTCCGTTTCGCCTGACGAAAGGCGCAGGCGCCGACGGCGATAAGAAGCACAACGGCCAGATCATCGGCCGCTTCCTCGACGGTGTGGTCAAGAAGCTGCCGGCGGATCTGGAAGACGTGTGGGTGCTCAGTCTTCCGGAGCCGTATCGCACAGAATGCGAGCGGGATCTGGCGCGGCGCCGCGGCATGCTGGCCGTGCCCATCCCCGTCGATGGCGGCATCCAAGTGGCCAGCGTCGCCGAGTTGATGGGGCGCTACGGCGATCTGTTGATTGCCCTGGGGCCGGCCATCGAGAACGGGAGCTTCGGTCCGGAGGACGTGCCGTTCAAGCATCGCATCAATGTGGCGGGCGACGACGTGATCGCGGCCGTCCTCGGCGTGCGGCGCGAGCTGGAAAAGGGAATCAGCGATGGAGCTCCTGGTGCTTGACGTGGCCACCTACCGCGCGCCCCGGGCACCACGCTTCCACTGCCGCAGGGCAGTCGGGGAAGTCGGCCGCCGCGCGATCGCCGAGGCCATGCAACTGCTTTACGGCGGCGTGCCGGGACTTCAGGGCGATGCGGCATTGGCCGAGCGCGAACGGCTCCGGCTCGAGGCCGAGGCGGAAAACGATCGTCAAGGTGAGCTGCACCTGGAGGACAGGCATTGACCGTCAGCAACTGCCTGCTGTTCGCCATGCGTCGGCTGGCCGCCGTTCCTGCCGACAAGCGGGATGACGTGATCGCCACGTTGCCCGAGACCTGCCCACATTCCAACTGCACCACCGGCATAGGATGCCGAGCCTATGTCGATTCTGTCGTCGGCGGTGCCGTCGAGCAGAAGCGGCGCATCTGCGAGGCGCGGCACCACATCCGCTGCGGCTGCAACACCCCTGAGAAAGTGACCCAGTTGATGAAGACCGTTGCAGGCCTGCGCGGACAAGCGGCGGCCGAACTGCTGCGCGATGAGATGCGCGCTCAGTGGAAGACCCGAAGCGCATGGCTGCGGGGTGGAAAGTGATGGCTGTGCCCATTTCCCGACCCCGCACCCCGGGATCTGTGAAGGAGGCCTGTGCAATCGCAGGCTGCGTGCACCCCCTCGGCAAATGCGAGAGATTCTCATTTGCTGACCGGGATGGGTCCTCCCCCCATATCCGCCCTATGCGGGTAGCGGGGCCGCAAAATTGGGGTAGTCAGTCGGGTCGTAAGTTACTGAAATTGCAGGAGGGTGCTGTGCCGGCCGCCCGCTGGACAGCCCGCCTACCGCATTTCGCGCGGAGGCCTGCGACGCCATGATCGGCAGCAACCACGACGACGTCCTGGCCCAGCTCGCCGCCGCCGGCCTGCTGATACCTGGCAACCGCCTTGAGATCGACAAGCAGCGGCCGGTGCGCGTACGCGTCGACGGCGGCGGCAAGGAGAAGCGCGGCTGGTACCTGCTGAAACACTGGGCGCCCAGCGTCGATCGGCTGCTGATCGTCGGGTCCTTCGGCGTCTGGCGCGGCGACGACAACGGCGCGCAGAAGGTGGCGCTGCCGGACAACGACACCGGCCGCATCACGCCAGAGCAGGCCCAAGCGATGAAGCGCGTATGGGCCGATGCGGCGAAGGCGGCGGAGCTGCAGCGCAAGCAGGAGGCGGAGACCGCCGCGGCCACCGCCACGAAGGCGTGGGCACGGCTGCTGCTCGAGGGCGAGTCTCCCTACCTGCAGCGCAAGGGCGTGCTGGGCTACGGCCTGAAGTTCACGCGCAACCACACCGCCGTCGTGCCGCTGACCGACATTGCCGGCAAGATCCACGGCCTGCAGTTCCTTCGGTCGGCCAAGCAGGCCGAGGACGGCCATCGACCGGAGAAGGAATTCTGGCCTGCGGGCCTGGTCAAGAAAGGCCACTTCCACCTGCTCGGCCATTCGCCACACTGGATCGTCCTGGTCGCGGAAGGCTATGCCACCGCCGCGTCACTGCATGCGGCAACCGGCTACCCGGTCGCCTGCGCATTCGATGCGGGCAACCTGCAGCCTGTCGCCGAAGCCCTGCGTAAACGCTACAAGCTGGCGAAGGTGCTGATCTGCGCCGACGACGACATCCTGGGTAAGTGCGCCGATCGCGAATGCCGCGAACGCATTGCGCTGCCGCTGCACCCGACCGACTGCCCGAAGTGTGGCAAGCCGCATCGCTACAAGAACACGGGCGTCGAAGCGGCGAGTACCACGGCGATGGCGGTCGGCGGAGAGTGGCTCCCCGTCAGGTTCACCAACCAGGACGAGCGCATCGCCCAGTACCTCGCCGGCCGCGGCAAGGATTCCGACTTCAACGACCTGCATGCGCTCGAGGGTCTGGCCGCCGTCGGTGGCCAGGTGCAGGCGCGTCTCTCGGAACTGAAATGGGCGCCACCGGCCCTGCGCGCGGTTTCTTCCTCCAAGCCCGGGGAACGGGGCGGGAAGCTTCGCCCCATTCAAGACCTCGGAGAGCTGCTCGAGCGCTACTCGCTGATCTACGGCGGCGGCGGTGCGGTGTTCGATCACTGCGAGCACACCCTGCTGCCGCTGGCCGATATGAAGAACGCCTGCGTCCGCCCCGAGCTGCACAAGGCATGGATGGAACATGCCGATCGCGACATCGTGCGACCCACCGAGGTGGGCTTCGATCCCGCCGGCGAGGACCCGGCAGTGACCTGCAACCTGTGGGGGGGCTGGCCGACAAAGCCAGTGCCAGGCAAGTGCGATCGCATCATCGAGCTGCTGCAGTACTTGTGCAGCGGCGAACGCAACAGCCGGGAACTGTTCCAGTGGGTGCTGCGCTGGTGTGCTTACCCGATCCAGCATCCCGGCGCGAAAATGAAATCCACCGTCGTCGTGCACGGCGGCCAGGGTGCCGGCAAAAACCTGTTCTTCGAAGCGGTCATGGCGCTCTACGGGCAATACGGCAGCATCCTCGATCAGAACGCGCTCGTCGACAAACACAACGATTGGGCCAGCCGCAAGCTGTTCCTGATCGCGGACGAGGTCGTCGCGCAGGCGCATCGCTTCGAGCAGAAGAACCTGCTGAAGGTCCTGGTGACCGGAACGAAGATCCGGATCAACCCGAAGCACATCGCCGCGTACGACGAGGTCAATCACGTCAACCTGGTGTTCCTCTCCAATGAGCAGATGCCTGTCGTGCTCGAAGAGGACGACCGCCGGCATTGCATCATCTGGACGCCGCCGAAAAAGGACCCCGCCTACTACAAGGCCATCATGGACGAGATGGCCAACGGTGGCCTGGCGGCGTTCCACGACTACCTCCTCAACGTCGACCTGGGCGATTTCAACCCAGGAACGCTCCCGCCTGACACGGAGGCCAAGCGCGACCTGATCGCGCTCGCACAGGACAGCCCCGTCGATTTCATCGATGCCCTGTCGAACTGGGAAATCCCCCCGCTCAAGCCCATGCCGGGCCTCACGGAGGAGTGGTATCAGGTGTACCGGCGCTGGTGCGACGGCGCGGGCATCAAGCCCGCCTCGCTCAAGCGCTTCGTCAGCACCATCGAGAAGCGCCGCGGCATTCGTACCAGCCGGAAGGGGCATCGGCAGCTGGTCAACATCACCAACCCGCTGTCCACCCTGCTGTTCGGCTTCAGTGCCCCGGAAGGGACTGTCGAGGCGGATTGGCTGGGCGAGCAGATCCTGGCGATGCGCAATCGCAAGACCGACTACCTCGCCGGCAATCGGACCGACGCGGATGCTTGGCAGGAGAAGTCCTCGTCGTGGCCCGGAGATCAGCCATGACGCGCGCATCTGCCTTGCGGCATTTGCCGGCAAGTTTGCGGCCAACCTTGCGGGCAGAAATACCGCCAATGCTGGCTCTCTGCGGCATTGCCGGGTCAATGCGCGCCCGCGTGTACGGGGGTAGCGCCCGGAAGTTGCGGGCAGGCGCGTGCGCAGGCGCGCCCGCACGGGGCGGATGCCCGCAGACGGCGCAATGCCGCAGAGACGCAGGCCCAGTGCGGGCTTGCGTGATTGCGCATCCCGCAGGCATCCCCGCAGACGCCCAGCGATGCCGCAGTGCGCCCACGCTCGCGCGCAGGGGGATCAACCCTTCTCGATTGAAAAAAAGTTTGAAGGAGGATCTGACTCATGGCTGAGGGCATGGCCCCTGCGCTGGAGATGGGCTTTCGGGAATTCGCTACCCGCATGGGCTGGCGGCCCAGCTACATCACCCAACTCAAGAAGGAAGGCCGTCTGGTGCTCACGGCCGATGGCCGCCGCGTGCTCGTCAACGAATCCATCGAGCGCATCGCCGCGACGCGCGACCCATCGCGGACCGGGGTGCGCGAACGACATGCCGCCGGGCGCGATGTGCCGCCGGCTGCCGCCATGCCGGCCTCGACGGAAGCCACCAGCGAGCCCGGTGCCGGTAGCTTGTCCATCGATGAGCTGGCCGAGGACGCCGACCTGGCGCTCAACAGTCCCCACCAGCTGCGCCGGGCCAAGGCGTTGGCTGACAAGGAGGAAGCGCTCGCGCGCAAGACCTTGCGCGAGGAAGCCATCGAGATGGGCCAGTTGCTGGTGAAGGACGAGGTGCTGTCGACCATCGCCGACAGCATCGTGCAACTGCGCAGCAGCCTGGAGCTGCTGCCCCCTACGCTGGCGCCGGCGCTGGCCGCCCTGGACGACGAGGACGAAGTCCGGGTGATGCTGCGCGATGCGATCGAGAAGGCGCTGGAGACGTTGTCGCGGAAGCTGTCCAGCGTGGGGCGTGCTGAAGCATGAGTACAGCGCCGCAACTCGCGCAGTATGGGAATGCGCGCCATGAGGTGAGGCGCTCGATCAGCCGTGCCATCGCACCGCGGCGCCCGATCCTGGTCAGCGAATGGGCCACCCGGAACCGAAAGCTGTCGCGCAAGGGCAGCGCGATTCCCGGGGACTGGAACAACGAATGCAATCCGCTGCTGGTCGAGATCATGGATTGCTTCAGTGCGCGCAGCCCGGTGCACGACGTTGTGGGCATGCTGCCGATCCAGTTCGGCAAGTCGGAGATGGAAGCCAACATCCTTGGCTACACCATGTGCGAGAACCCGCAGCCGATCATGGTCGTGCTCCCGGGCGAGGTCTCGGCCAACAAGTGGATCGACCAGAAGCTCAACCCCTTGGTCGACGAAACGCCGGCCGTGCAGAAGGTGCTTACCAGCACCAACAGCCGCGAGTCGTCCAACCGGCGTTCGTTCAAGGATTTCCAGGGTGGCCAGCTCTACATCGAGCATGCCGGCAACCCTGTTCGCCTGAAGGGCACGTCCGCCGGCCTGATCCTGGTCGACGAGTTCTCCAGCTTCGCCACCCAGCTCAAGTCCGGCGATGACCCGGACGAGATGCTCAACGGCCGCAGCTCCGCATTCCCCAGCACCTACAAGCGCCTCAAGGTCGGCACGCCCGAAATCGCCGGTCTGTGCCGCGTCTCCGCGCTCTATGCCGAATCCGACCAGCGCCGCTGGCATTGGCCGTGCCCGGACTGTGGCCACGAGCAGCCCTTCGAGTGGGCCGGCCTGCACTGGACCCCGGATGGCAAGCGCTGCTGGTATGCCTGCCGCGAGTGCGGTGTCGTCATTGAGGAGCACCAGAAAACGCGCCTGATCGCTGCCGGGCGCTGGGTGGCCGAGAACCCGGGCGCGAAGGTGCGCGGCTACCACGCCAACGCGCTGTACTACCCGATGGGCCTGGGGCCGCGCTGGATCGACCTGGTCGATATGTGGCTGAAGGCTCAGGGCGACCCGGCCAAGCTCAAGACCTTCATCAACGATCGTCTGGCCGAGCCTTGGGAAGACAAGTCCACCGCGAAGGCAAAGCCGAACCTCATCAAGGATCGCCTGGAAACCTACCGGCTGCGCGTCGCGCCCATCGGCGTGCTGGCCCTCACTGCTGGCGTGGACACGCAGGACGATCGCCTGGCCGTGCAGATCCTCGGCTGGGGGCGCGGCATGACCTGCTGGGTGCTGGACTACGTGGAACTGTCCGGCGACCCGGCTGACGATGAGGTGTGGGCCAAGCTCACGGACCTGCTCAATCGCCCCATCGCGCACCAGCGCGGCGGCTTCCTTCATATCGAAGCAACAGCGATCGACGCGGGCGGCCACCGCACCGAGGCCGTCAAGCACTACTGCCGTCAACGCCGCATTCGCCGCGCCATGTGCATCTTCGGCGCCAAGCCCAACAACGCCCCGGTTCTCGGCCGCCCGAAGCTGGAGGACGTCAACTACAAGGGCAAGCTCGACAAGAAGGGCGTGCACATCTACCAGGTGGGCACCATCCTGATCAAACAGTGGCTGTTCCCGCGTCTCGGCGGCGATGCCGACCGCCTGCCGGAGGCCCGGCTGGTGCACCTGAGCGAGGACCTGGACGACTTCTACATCGACGGCCTGGTCAGCGAGAAGTACAACCCCAAGACCGGGCGCTACGAGAAGATCCGCGGCGGCATCCGCAACGAACCGCTGGACACCTTCGTCTACGCCTACGCTGCCGCCCACCACCAGGACCTGCGCCTGCATCGCGCCGGTGCGGCGGACTGGGATGCCCGCGAGCAGCGGATCATCGAACTGGCGCGGGACCAGTTCACCGTCGTTTCCCGTGGAACACGCCAGACCGACCAGGTCGAGATTCGGCCGGTTGAGGATTCCCGTGAAACATCGTCCTCGGTCCCGTCGTTCCATCTGCCCGTGCGCGCGGCCCTGGACGCCATCCTGTGCAAGCTTGACCGCACCCCGGATGACACCGCCACCGGCGACGAAATGGCGCTCTGGCGCGATGCGCGAGGCGGCACGGCCGAAGAGTCTTCGGCCTTGTCGGCCCTTGTCGAGCAGCTGAATGCAGCGCCGAAATCTCGCATAGCGCAGTGCCTGCCTGACACGCTGGTAGCGCACGCGCGCGACCTGCTACGAGGCCCGGTTGCCTCGGCTGGTCCAGCCACGCCGCGGCGCTTTGTGCGCGGCATGCGCAACGCGGGGGTGAGGTAATGGTCGAGCCAGCCGCCGAAACCCTCAGCGATGTCAAGCCGCAACTGCGCCGCTGGGCGTGCGCCTTCCCCGAGGATTTACCGGAAGGGGCCGCCATCAGCAGCGGCGACGACGAGGCGGACAGGATCGAACAGATCGTCCGGCGGATGAAGAGGCAGGGGCGATGGAAGGAGGCCCGGGTGCTCCGCGTCGAGTTCGTGATGGGGGATTGCCCAGAGGCGGAACGGCTCCATCGCCTGAGCCGTCTCGGGCTGCGGATCAGCCGCACTTCGTATTACGCCTATCTGCAGTCGGCGCGCGCCTTCATCGAGGGCGTGCTGCTAGGCGAATTGATGATGAGGGATGCTGCCAATGAATAGTCCGGTACAGGGGGCAGTACAAGGGCGCCGGCTGGAGTTTCTTCGGGAGCTCCGGAAGGGGCCGGCCACACCGCAGGAATTGTCCACTGCGATCGGGGTCTCCCGGGCATATGCATCCGCCGTCCTCGGACAGCTGTTCCACGCCGGACACCTGGAGCGAGACCAGCTTCCCTGCGTCGGCCGAGGCCGGCCTGGCGTGATCTATACGGTCAGGGTTCCCGGAGGCGCCGATGCCCGCATCCAATAGCCCGTCGCGCGCGCGGCCATTGCTGCCACACACCGCCATTGCCTGGCGCCTGGTATGGCCCAACGGAAGCAAGTCCGGCTGGAAGGAAATGCCGCCGCGCCGGCTGCGGCCTTCCGATGGAAACCCTGCAATCGAGTTTGCATACACGCCATGTCCGCACTGCCGGCATGACGTGGCAGCTGGCGGATAAAAATTTCTGGAAAAAGGTGTTGCGTCCGGACGTGATCTGCCAACAATAGGTCAGCGGCAGGGTAAGCCGCTACGCAAGCCCCGCCATCGCGCGGGGCTTTTTCGTGCCCCGGCCTACGAAACAGGACCGATGGCCGACCTCCAGCAACAACTCGATGAAGCGATCGCCGCGCGCCATGCATGGCGCACCGGCAAGACGCGCACCGCGGCGGCGTTCGGCGATCGCCGCATCGAGTATTCCGTCGAAGGCATGAAGCAGTTGGATGCGTACATCGCCCAGTTGCGCCGGGCAATCAGCGGTGCGCCGCGCGGACGCAACCGCATCACCTACGCGGTGCCCGACTGATGGCCGCCTCCCGCGCTCCCTCGTCGGCATCCCTGGCCGCTAGCCGCCTGGCGGCGGTAGTGCCGTTTGATCGCATGCAGCGGCAGGCCGATGCGGCCCAGGCAGGGCTGCGCGCCAGTGCCACCGAAATCCAGGGCACCCGCTGGCGCGGTGCCTCGCGCACGTTGCGCAGCCTGCAGAACTGGATCGCACCGGTCGGCAGCGCCACCAGCGATCTGCCCGCATCCGAGCAGCGCACCCTGCGTGCGCGATCGCGCGATGCCAGCCGCAACCACATGCCGGCCCGCGCAGCGCTGATGCGCTGCCGTACCAGCATCGTCGGCACCGGGCTGGTATGCCGCCCGTCCGTCGACCATGAGGCACTCGGCATCACCGCGGCCGAGGCAGCGGTGTACAACGCGCAGCTGCGCATGGGCTGGGAGCGCTATGCGGAAAACCCGCTCGAGTGCGACTACGAGGGCACGTTCGACATCTATGGCCTGCAGGGGCTGGCGTTGCTGTCGGCCATGTCCAGTGGCGACGTCTTCGCGATCACGCCCATGCATCGCCGTCCAGGCGGTGTCTCGGAGCTCAAGCTGCAGCTGGTCGAGGCCGATCGCATCTCCAATCCCAACGATGCGGCCGACACGCCGAGCTGCATCGATGGCATCCAGTTCCAGGATGGCATGGCGGTGGGGTGCTGGGTACGCAGTACCCATCCCGGCGACCGCATCGACGCGCGCATGCCGAGCTGGCGCTACTACCCGGCGTTCGGCGAGCAGACCGGCCGCCGTCGCGTCATCCAGGTGTGGAACGACAAGGAACGTCCGGGCCAGGTCCGGGGCGTTCCGTTCCTGGCTCCGGTATTGGAACCGCTGAAGCAACTGGAGCGTTTCAGCGGCGCGGAGCTGATGGCCGCGGTGCTGTCGGCCATGTTGACGGTGTTCATCGAGCGTGACGCCGAAACGGAGACCGACGAGAACGGCAATCCGATCCCGGTGTTCGCCGGTGCCGATCCCGAAGGCGGCGGCGCCATCGCCCTGGGCAATGGCGCCATCGTCGACCTCGCGCCCGGCGAGAAGGCGAATACGGTCAATCCCTCGCGCCCGAACGCGAACTTCGACCCCTTCTTCGTTGCCATCCTCAAGCAGATCGGCGCGGCGCTGGAGCTGCCCCTCGACGTACTGCTGCTGCAGTTCAACACCAGCTACTCCGCTGCGCGCGCGGCCATGCTCGAAGCCTGGCGCATGTTCCTCTGCCGCCGGTGGATGCTGACCACCCAGTTCTGCCAGCCGGTCTACGGCCTGTGGCTGGACGAGGAAGTCGCCAGCGGCCGCATCCACTTGCCGGGCTACGGCGATCCGGCGCGGCGTCACGCCTGGTCGCGGTCGCTGTGGATCGGCCCTGCCAAGGGCTCGATGGACGAGGAGAAGGAGGCGCGCGCCGCCAAGCTCCGCATCGAGAACGGCACCAGCAATGAAGCGATGGAGACGGCCGCTTCGTCCGGCGAGGACTGGAGCACCGTCTACGGCCAACGCCTGCGCGAGATCCGTCAGCGCGAGGCCGATGGCATCTACATCTCCCCGAACAACCCGTCGCCCGCGAAGCCGTCCCCCGCCCAGGAGAGCCCGGGCGGGGCATCGCCGGACAACGAAGGAGGCAACGCGTGATCGATGCTTTCAACATCGCCAGCGGCATGCCCTGGGTCATCCAGCAGGAATCGCTGGAAACCATCTTGGCCGTGGCGCAGCGCATGGGTGATCCCGAGGCGCTGCAGACGCGCATGGGCCGTCCCCTCGACAATGCCCGCAAAGTCAGCATGCGCGACGGCGTCGCGGTGGTGCCGGTCACCGGTCCGATCTTCCGCTACGCCAACCTGTTTACCGAAATCTCCGGCGCCACCAGCACACAGGTGCTGGCCAACGACATCCAGGCTGCCCTGGACAACCGCTACGTGCGCGGCATCGTGCTGGACATCAACTCGCCGGGCGGTGAAGCAACCGGCATCAATGAGTTGTCCAAGCTGATCCATGCCTCGCGCGGCATCAAGCCTATCCGCGCGTATGCCGGTGGCAGCATGGCATCCGGCGCGCTGTGGCTGGGTAGTGCGGCTGAGGAAATCGTCATCGACGACACCGCGCTGCTTGGCTCGCTCGGCGTCGTCATGTCCTACCTGGACACCAGCGCCCGCGACGCGAAGTCGGATGTGCGTCGCGTCGAGATCGTCAGCAGTCAGTCCCCCGACAAGCGCCTTGATCCGGCCTCTGACGAGGGGCGCGCGAAGGTACAGGCCATGGTGGATGCCATGGCCGACGTGTTCGTTTCCGCTGTTGCCCAGTACCGCGGCGTCAGCGTAGAGAAAGTTCTGGCCGACTTCGGTCGTGGTGGCGTCCTGGTTGGCGCCGCCGCGGTGAAGGCCGGCATGGCAGACCGCATCGGATCGCTCGAATCCGTGATCGCCGAGCTTGCCGGCTCCGCAAGTATCCCCAAGAGGACCATCACCATGTCCGACAGCAACAAGGGGCAGGTCACGGTTTCGACCACCGACGACCTGCGCAAGGCACTGGCAGCCGGCCACACCGGCGACCAGATCGTCATCGCCTCCAACGAAGCCGCCATCGCCGCCGCGCGCCGCGAGGGGGAAGAGGCCGGCCGCAAGGCCTCCACCGAAGAAGCGGTCAAGGCCGAGCGCACGCGCATCGCCGAGATCCAGGCACTCGCCCGCCCGGGCTTCGATGCCGAGCTCAAGGCGGCCATCGAAGGCGGCGACAGCGCGGCCAACTTCGCACTCGCACTGATGCGTGCCGCCGCCGACCGCGGCATCACCCTCGAGGCCATGCGCAGGGATGCGCCGACGCCGGCCGCGCATGCCAAGCCTGGCGAGGGCGATGGCGCGGACAAGCCGTCCATTTCGGCCCAGAGCATCTTCGCCAAGCGCCGCCAGGCCATGGCCGGCACCCCTGCCAAGTAAGGAACCACGCCGATGACCACCCTCACCGAAAACAACCGCGCCGGCGATTTCCTCCTGTCGGAGGCGAACGGCACCTACTCGCGCGAGAACGAGATCCTCGCTGCGGGCAACAACCTGCAGGCCGGCGCCGTGCTGGGCCGCATCACGGCCAGCGGCAAGCTCACCGCACTGGACCCGGCGGCCGCCACCGGCGCCGAGGATGCCGCCGGCATCCTCCTGGCCACTACCCATGCCACCACCGACGTTGCCGTCGTCGCGGTCGAACGCGATGCCGAGGTCAAGGCCGACCAACTGGTATGGCCGGCTGGCATCTCCACCAACGACAAGAACGCCGCGATCGCGCAGTTGGCTGCGCTCGGCATCGTCCTGCGCTGAATCAAGGAATCCAACACCATGGCTGATATCACTCTCGACGTCTTCAACGGCGACGCCTTCAATGCGGTGGCGCTGACCGACGCCATCAACAACATTCCCTTCGTCCCCGGCCGCGCCGGCCAGGTGGCGGGCTGGGAGGAAGAACCGGTCACCACCACCTCGATCATGATCGAGGAAGAGGACGGCGAACTGAAGCTCGTGGACCCGACCCCGCGCGGTGGCCCGGGCCAGGCGGGTGGTGGTGAAAAGCGCAATGCCCGCAGCCTGGTCGTACCGCACTACCAGGTGGACGACTTCATCATGGCCGACAGCGTGCAGAACGTCCGCGCCTTCGGCCAGACCGGCGTCCTGGAAGTGCTGATGGACCGCGTCAACAGCCGCCTGCGCAACCTGGTCAACTGGCGCCTCGATCCGACCCTGGAGTACCAGCGCGTAGGCGCCCTGAAGGGCATCATCGTCAACGCCGATGGCACCACCCTGTACAACCTGTTCACCGAGTTCGGCGTTACCCAGGAGCCCGAGATCGACTTCGATCTGGATGCGGCTTCGCCGGTTGATGGCCAGCTTCGCGAGACCTGCGCGGCGATCGTCCGCACGATCGCCAACAACCTCGGTGGAGTTGCAACTGGGACGATTTTCGCCGAATGCGGCGATGCCTTCTTCGATGCGCTGCTGAAGCATCCCGAGGTGCGCGAGTCGTACAAGAACACCGACATGGCGGCGGTGCTGCGCGAGGGCTATGTCACCCCGAACGGAACCGTGTACGGCGTATTCGAGTTCGGCGGCATCGTCTGGGAGAACTACCGTGGCCGCGTGGGTGCTACCGCCTTCGTCGACACCAATGCCTGCCACATCTTCCCGATCGGAGTGCCGGGTCTGTGGCGCACCGTGTACGCGCCGGCGGACTACGAGGAAACCGTCAACACCCCGGGCCTGCCGCGCTACGCCAAGCAGTACCCGTCGGCCAACGGCAAGGGCCGCCACCTCGAGGTGCAGATGAACGCCCTGAACTACTGCACCCGCCCGAAGGTGCTGATGAAGGGCAAGCGGACCTGATAGGACCGCCGCCGCACGCAGATGCCCGGGTGGCGCGTGCGGCGGCGAGTTCCTCCACCCGTAATCGAGCAGGGGCGATGAGCGACAACAGCATGAATCTCCAAGGCGCACTCGACGACAAGATGGCCCGGGTTTTTCTCCGGGCCGTCGTGTGGGTCCTGCCGGGGCTGTTCATCGTCGCCGGCAGCGTCGGCAGCTACTTCCTGAGCGAGATCCTCGCCACGCAGAAGGAGCAGAGCCAGAAGCTGCAGCAGGTGACCTCCGACATGCAGGTCCTCAAAGCGACGCTGGACAACGGCGTCATCTGGCGTATCACCGAGCTCGAGCGCCGCATCAACCAGGTCGAAAACGCACAGAAGGTTCCGTGATCATGGACATCATCAAATCGTTCTTCGCGCGCCTGCGCGCGTTCTTCTACCAGTCGCAGGAATTCACGCTCTGGCTGCCTGGCCTGGTCGTGCTGGCCGTCCTCGGCTACATCGTTCTCGGCGCGGTCGTCCGCGTCGGCCCGGATGCCCTGGCGTGGCTCGCCGAGCTGCCCGCGCTGTGTGCGTATGCCGCGGCGTGGTTGGCATTCTCCTGGGCGATCAAGGCCGTCTACATGCACGACATCCCGCGTGCGGTCGAGGTGGACCTGCAGGCGAAGGTGCTCGCTGGCGACCGTGCTGCCCGCTGGCTGCTCGTGAAGGATCGGCTCGAGACCTTCGGCGCGCTGCTCCTGTCGCTTGCGTTCTTCTGGCCGGCCCGGTGATCGCCATGCGCACCCCGGCCTGGCTCCTGATTTCGCTGCTTGCCGCCTGTGCTGCCGCACCGGCGCCGGCAGCGTTGCCGCTCGTCGTGACGACGCCGGCGCCGATGACCGCGCGCGTGGACGCGGCTGTCGAGGAAGTGCAGTCCACGACGGCTGTGCATGCGGCATCGGCCATATCGGCGGTGCGCGAAGCGGTGCAGGCCGTGGTGCCGGCGCCGGTCGCAGACGAGCCGCCGCTCGTCTCGCCGGCGGCGGTCGCCCATATCGTGCGCTGGGAAGTCACCAGCCCGTCGTACTACGCCAGCCGGCTGCGGTGGCCCATCTGGCCAGGCGGCGCCAGCGGCGTGACCTGGGGTATCGGCTACGACGGCGGGCACCAGTCCGCGCGCGCAATCGCCCAGGACTGGAGCGCCCACCCGGCCTCCTCGCGCCTGGCGGGTACCGCTGGCATCACGGGCATCGCTGCCCGTGATGCGTTGCCCCGGTACCGGGACATCGTCGTGCCTTTCGACCTGGCCGAGCGCGTGTTCGTCGACGCGTCGTTGCCGGTCTATCACCGTGCCACTGTTCGAGCCTACGGCGATGGCGCCCTTCAGCTCCCTGCGGATGCCTTCGGCGCGCTGCTGGGCAACACCTACAACCGCGGCGGCTCCATGGTCGGCGATCGCAATCGCGAGAAGCGGGTGATCCGCGACACCTGTATTCCTGCCGATGACCTGCTCTGCATCGGCCGGCAACTGCGCAGCCAGTGCCGGTTGTGGCGCGGAACCAGTCTCGAGGCCGGGCTCTGTGGCCGTCGCTACAGCGAGGCGGACTTGGTCGAGGGCGCGCGATGAAAGCCCTGATCGCCGGCCTGACGGTCAAGCCGCTCCTGTACGCCGTCGGCGCGTTGCTTGCTGCCATCGTGGTGATGTCCGCCGTCTGGTACGTCAGCGCCCGGAGTGCCGCCGCGGATCTGTTCGTGGCGCAGGCCGCGGCGGACTCCGCCAACGCGCTGCTGCGGACCGAGCGCACCCGCACCAGCGAACTGGCCTCAGCAAACGAGGGCTGGCAGAAGACCGCCGGCGTCCTGCAGGCCGAGTTGAAAGCGGCGCAGGACCAGGCAGCCGACATCCGCCAGAAGAGCGATGCCGCGGTCGCGGCTGCGCAGGCGCGTGCTGCGGATGCCGACAAGACCCTCAAAACCTTCATGGACCGCTATGCCGGTCAGGTCAAGGAAACCCACTGCGCGTCCGCGCTGCAACAACTGGAGGTCGCATGTCCCGCTTTTTCCGGGTATTGATTGCCATCGCGCTGGTAGTGGCGCTGAGCGGTGCCAGTTGCCAGCGCAAGCCTGATTGCCCGCCGCCCGGCGTAGCCGTGCGTCCGGAGCCGGTCGTCGTCGAGCGGCGCGTGTACGTGCCGGTGCCGCCCCGTCTGACCGAGCGCGAGCCGATCGCCGAAGGTCCCATCGCCATGTGCTTCGACGTCGCAGCCCAGCGCCGCGCCGCGCTCGAGCGCGCGAACGGCAAACTGGAACAGGTCGAGGCAATCCAGGCGACCGGGGTGAAGCCGTGAGCTTCGACGATGCCGTGCTCGGGGATCTGCACACCGACCTGTTCGGCGAATTCGGCGTGGATGCCAGGGTCAGGCGCGGCACGGACGATCCGCAGCCCGTCCGGATCGTGGTCGACCGGAACGCGAAGCGGCTGGGCGACTATGGCCAGGTGGTGGGTCGCATGACCACCGCATCATTCCTGGTGGCGCAGTGGCAGCCGCAGCAGGGCGATATCGTGTCCTGGTCCGACCGCCTCGGCACACACGCAAAGCCGGTCGAGTCGCCGGCGCATGAGGACGACGGCTTCGTCGTCGTGGCGGTGCTGCATGGCTGACACCGTACGCGTGAAACAGATCGTCGAACAGGTCCGCAGCGAACTGGTGCGCATCACCAAGGGCAACGGATTCGAGACCGACCTCGGCACCCACGTGTCCACCGAGCGGGCCAGCAACGGCATCCCGGCCAAGCCGCAGTGCACCGTCGCGGTGGTTGCCAAACGCCCGGCTGAGGCCCGCGGTGGGGTTTCGGTGGAGGGCATCATCGAGTTCGTGCTGCCGGCAGGCTATGACGACGCACTGTCCATCGTCTATGACGGTGCAGACGATGTCGAGCGTCTGCTCAACGAGATGGACGAGCGTGTGCAGGCCGGCGAGCTGATGCCCTGCGGCGCACTGCTACCGCTGTACGGCGGCACCGTGTTCCTCGACCGACCGGAAGGCATGCCGGTCGTCGCTGCCGAGATCACCTTCACGACGGGGTACCGCCGCTGATGGCCGCGACCGTCTCCACGCATCGCCAGCGGGCCACCGGCGTCGGCTTCGACCTGCAGGGCGCGCTCGACGTCCAGCGCGACCTGAAGCGCATCGACAACCGTCTGCCGTGGCTGCAGGAGCGCGCCATGCAGACGCTGCTGCGCCGGCTGCCGGTGGAGGCCCGCCGCGACATCCAGGCCGAGTACAACCTGCCGGCGGCGCGCATCCGCGACAACCTGCGGGCAAGCCTGATCGGCGGTAGTACCGCCCGTGCGGCAGGTGTGCGCCTGGTCGGGCAATGGAAGCGCGGCATCGGCCTGATGAACTACAGCGCCCGGGCCACGCGCAAGGGCGTGAGCTACAGCGTGTACCGCGGCCGCCGCCAGGTGGCGGAGGGCACATTCATCGCGCGCCTGCTTGGCGGCAATGACCAGGTCGTGGAGCGCTACGGCCCGAAGGTGTCCATGACCAAGGGCCGCTACGTCGGCCACAAGCGCCAGCGGCTGGAGGTGCTCTACCGCTCCACCGTCGCCCAGATGCTCGCCCAGGGGAGGCGCCCTGAGCGCCTGCTCGACTTCTCCCGCGATGTGCTGCGCAGCGAGATGCGCCGCCTGCTCGACAGCTACGACTACTGACCCCTGACTCAACCTTTGCCGGCGGTGCCGGCACCACCGGAGAACCACAGCAATGAAAGACTTTTCCTTCCAGGGCCGCATCGAACTCGGCACCCGCCTCGCCGGTGGCAAGCCCGGCCTGCTCACCTGGGTGGGCGACCAGTCCTCCTGCGAGCTGCGCTTCAACACCGAGAACGCGGACCGCACCGAGCAGTTCAGCGGCCAGCGCCTGCAGTCCGCCCGCCTGCGCCAGTCCACCACCGTCGAGCTGAACCTTGTGCTGCGCTACGGCACCTCGCACAACCTGCAGCTGGGCCTGTACGCCACGCCCCAGGCGATCTCGGCCGCCACCGTGGTGGACGAGCTGCTCCCCGATGGCCTCGTCGCAGGCAGCCGCATCGTGCTGGACAAGCCGGCCAACGTGCAGGACCTGGTGATCAAGGACGCCAGCGGCTCGCCTGTCACCCTGGTCGCCGGTGAGGACTACCGCCTGGAGAGCCCGCACAGCGGCATCATCGAGATGATCGATGTGTCCACGCTGACCCAGCCGTTCAGCTCCAGCTACAAGCACGACGCCTTCACCAGCCTGCCGTTCTTCACCGCCCAGCCGCCCGAGCGCTACCTGTACCTCAATGGCATCAATACGGTGAGCGGTGAGCGGGTGCGCCTGCACCTGTACCGCGTGCAGTTCAACCCGTTCGACACCCTGGCGTTGATCAACCCCGAATTCGGCGAGCTGCCGCTGTCGGGCACCGCCATGTTCGACGTGGAGACGGCCGACGATCCGCTGCTGGGTGGCTTCGGCCGCATCGAGCTGCCCACGGAGGCGTAATGGCCAGGCTGCTCGATGGCGCCACCGGCGCCGCTACGCCTTCCCCCGCTGCTGGCACGTCGCCGGCGGCGGGGACGCCCGTTCTCAACCCGGATATCACCCTCGCGATCAATGGCGAGCGCGTAACGGTGCGCGAGTACAGCTTCTTCGAGGCCATGGACGTGGTCTACGCCGACAGAGGCTTCCTGGACGACTGCGTGGGGATTCTGGCCGCGTCAGGTCAGGACCCGTGGGAAGCCGTCCGCGCGCTTGTCGGCAGGCATCGCGCCTTCCTGGTGGGTGCGATCGCGACCTCGTGCGATCGCGCTACCGCATGGGTCATGGAGCTGCCGCCCAAGGAACAGGACCGCCTGTTCTCCACCTGGTGGGCGGTGAACGGCCATTTTTTTCTGCAGGAGGCGGCGGTGGTGCTGCGCAGTCGCAATGCGGCGGCGAGCCGCTCGACTGGGACGTCGTCTTCTGCGACCTCGCCGGCGCCGGCTTCGACGGCGGATGCATCACCCGGCTTGGCCGCCGCACCCGGCGGCAACTTGAACTGATGCACACGCAGCTGCAGCGCCAACAGCGGCTGCGCCGTGCGGATCTCATCGAGGACCTGCTCAATGGGCAGGTCCAGTCACGCGAAGGGCTGAAGTTGGCCCAGCGCCGAATCGCGGAACTGAGGAAGGACTGACGTGGATCGCGACTTCACCATGGACATGCGCATGCGGGCCGACTTCGCGCAGGCTCGCCGCGAGATCCAGCAGACCAACGCAGGCCTGCAGGAGACGGTGGACACCGCCCGCAAAGCCACCGACGAGCTGGACGCTGTCGGCAAGGGCGATACCGGCGGCATGACCAAGGCTCGCGAGCTGGACGCCGCAGCACAGGCAGCGTGGCTGCGCGCCAGCGAAGCGACACGCAACGCGGTAGCGCAGGAGATCGGCCTGATAGGCCAGTTGGAAGACCGCCTCTCGCGCGGCGCCAGCAGCTGGGATGACCTGGCCGACACGGAGGCCATGCTGGACCGCGCGATGGCGAAGGGGCTGATGACGGCGGAGGAATACGATGGCGCGCTGGCCAAGCTCAACAAGAGCCAGGCGCAGCTGCAGCGCACTACCGATCAGCAGAACAAGACGCTGGACGGAACCGTCGGCCGATACGACAAGGCCAGCGCCCAACTGAAGCGTCTGGAGCGCGACGAAGCGGCGCTCAAGGCTGCACTGGACAGCGGCCGTATCAGCACCGAGCAGTACCAGCGTGCGACGGCCGCACTCCAGCAGCGGCGCAACCAGATCATCGATTCCAACCAGCAGGCGGGATTGATGCGGCGCATGCGCCTGGACAATGCCGGTGCACAACGGGACCTGACGCAACTGGCCAGCTATGCCGCTACTGGCAACTGGCAGATGGCCGGCAACCAGATTCTCCAGCTCGGAAACAAGGCCGGAGCTGCATCAGTCTTGTTTACAGGGATGGGGGCTGCTGTGGCTGGCACGACTGCTGCAGTAGCAGCGCTTAGCTATATCGCCTACGAAGGCTATACCGAAATGCGTGCGCTGGAAACGGCGCTCCTGGCTACTGGGGGCGCAGCTGGCATTTCGGCAAGCGGGCTTAACAGTGTTGCTGTAGAGCTTGGCGCAGCTACAGGCGAATATGGCAAGGCCCGCCAGGCAGTCGACCTGCTTACGCAGTCCGGTCGTGTGAGTGGTGAAACCCTTGAAAACATGGCGTCAGCCGCTGTTTCACTTTCGGAACTGACAGGACAGTCAGTTGAACAGTCCGTTTCCAAGATGCTTCAGCTCATTGACGAGCCGACGCGCTACGCCGTTGAACTCAATAAGCAGTACCACTTCCTCACTGCGGAGGTATATGAGCACGTGCGGGCCTTGGAGGCTCAGGGGAAAACGCAGGATGCCACGCGGGTCTTGGTGGAACAGTTTGCCAATGTACATAAAGAGCGACTGGCTGAGGCCCGTGAGTCGGCCGCTGGCCTGGAGCGCATGTGGCGCGGCGTCAAAGAGATGGTCGGCGAAACGGTGCAACTACTGAAGGATGCTGCCAATCAAGATGTTGAAGGAAAAATCCGACTTGTAGACGATCTAATTAAGACCGCAAATGGACAAAATAGGTTTGGGATATTCACTGCACCGGGCGGTCCGCTGGGCGGGCTGCTGCTTAGGGCAAATCGTGATGAGGTAATTACGCGCCTTGCCAATATGCGTGAAGATCTGATGCTGCAAAAGCAGGCGGTAGATGCCGAGCAGGAGCGCGAGAGCGCCCAACGCCGTCGGGTTGATGCGGGAATTGAAGCAGAGCATGCGCTGAGGAACGAGTTGGCTGATGGGGCAAGCAAGACCGAGAAATTTGCGCGTGCGGTTGATGATCTGCGAAGAAAATTCATTGCGCTCCGTGATGGCGCCGAAGCCGGAAACTCTGACAGCGGTCTACTAACCGATGTGATATTCGGCGCGGATGGTTCCATCAGCGGCGGAGCCTATGACAAGGCTCTCGCCCAACTCAAAGAAAAATATAAAGAGCGCACGCGAAAAGGCCCCAAGACAGACGGCCAGCGCGCCGATGACGCGGCCAAACGCGAGCTCAACCGGCTGGCCGAACAGGTCGCCATGCTGTCCGAGCTCGAGGATGGCGAGAAGAAGGTCACGAACGCCACCCGGATGCGCTACGAGGTGGAGGAAGGTCAGTTCAAGAACGCAAGCACCCGGATGAAGGAGCAGCTGCAGGACTGGGCCCAGGCGCTTGATTTCGAGGAGAAGCGCAAGGACAGCCGTACCGCGCTGGCGCAGGCCGAGGCTGAGATTGCGCGCCTGCAGGGCCGTGGTCGATCGGGTGATTTCGAGCGGGTCAACAAGGAACTGGAGCGGCAGAAGAAGAACCTCGAGGAAATCGGCAATGCGGCCGGTGCGGCCGATATCTCGAAGCTGCTGAACCTGCGCCAGGCCAACTACGATCTGGAGGAACTGCAGCGCACCTACAACCAGGTCATGGGCGAGATCCGTGGCCAGCAGGAGCGCATCAACTTCGAACTGCAGGCCGGCATCATCACCGAATCCGAAGCCCAGCAGAGGATCGTCGATCTGTACCGCAGCAAGCTTGGCACCCTGCGCGAGCTTGTGCCGCAGATGCGCGCGGCCGCCCAAGCGCTTGGCGACCCGGAGGCGCTGGCCAGCGTCGAAGCGATCGATCTGAAGCTGCAGGAGATGGCTGCGACGACGAACTCGCTGGCGCGCGCCGTTCGCAGCACGTTCCACGACTCCTTCAAGTCGGCCCTGCTGTCGCTGGGCGATGACGCAAACTCTCTCGGTGGCCTGGTCCGCAACTTCATGGGGTCCATGGCAAAGGGGATGGCGGAATGGGCCGCCGAGCAGTTGGCGCAGGTGGCTGAGCGTGGGTTGATGGACAAGCTGGGGGGCTGGTTCCCCAGCCTGTTCGGTTCGGCCGTGGCCGAGACGCCAGAATCCACCGCGCTGGTCCAGGCCGGAACGACTGTAGCTACGGCGTTGACCGAGGCCGGTGCCAGTGCGGCTGCGGCCATCGCGGCAGCCGGTGGCAGCCCTGGCGCTGCCGGCGTTGCTGGCAATCCTGTCGCGGCCATGGGAGACGCTGCCTCCCAGGCGGCGGGGAACATCGCCGGCGCGGAGACGGCAGCCGACAAGCTGGCGACATCTGGCAGAGGTATCCAGCTCGGCGCCGCCAATCTCATCGGCGCGGCCGCCAACCTGGCCACCGCCGCGGGAGGTCTCTCCCCGGGCGCGAATGCCGTCATCCAGGCGGCCATCCAACTGCTGACTGCGGCGATCGCCATGCGGGCCGCTAGCTCTGCCGGCGGTGCTGGCTTCGCTGCGGGTGGCTACACCGGCGACGGCGGCAAATACACCCCGGCAGGTACCGTGCACCGGGGCGAGTATGTGATGCCGCAGGAGGCCGTCCGCTACTACGGGCTGGATACCATGCGCGCCATTCATCAGCACCGCGCCAAGTTCGCGGCCGTCCCCGCGCCGCGTGGTTTGGCACCGCTGCCACGCTTCGAGTTCGCCGATGGCGGTTTCGCTGACCGGGCTGTGCCTGGCGGCGGCGTCCAACTGGAGATCCTCAACTTCACCGACGCCGAGCAGTTGGCGCAGCGCCTGGCCAGCAGCGATTCCATGCGCAAGACCATCATCAACACAACGATCGAGGAAGGTGGCTCCATTCGTGCTGGGTGGAGTGAATGACTGGATTCACGGCAAACGGTCCGATGATCTGGCCGCGGCCGGCGGACTGGGGCAACAGCGTGCGCGAGACGCTGAGCTGGTCCACCGAGATCCTGCAGGCGATCTCCGGGGTGACTGTCCACCGTTCGTTGCGCTTCGCGCCGCGCCGCAGCTTCTCCTTCGACGCGGTAGCGGACTCGCAGGAGCGCAGGGTGATCGATGCCCTGATGCGCGCCCGGGGTGGCCGCCGCTGGCTGCTGCCGATCTGGCCGGACCAGCAGATGCTTGCTGCACCGGTTGCGGTAGGTGCGACCGCGATTCCCTGCCGTACCGAAGGCTACGACTTTGTGGCTGGTGGCCGGGCCGTGCTGTGGACCAGCGTGACGCAATGGGAAGTCGTGTACATCGAAGCGATCGCCGTGGATGGACTCGCGCTGTCGCTGCCGTTGAGCAGCGCATGGCGCCGTGGCACCCGGTTGCTGCCACTACGGTGGGCGCGCATGGATGCTAACTCCAGCATTCGTACGATCACGGACACGCTCGACCGGCCGCGCATGTCATTCACGATCGACGAGCCCTGTGACTGGCCCGAGCGGCTGCCTGCGGCGCAGTACCGCGGCCATCCAGTGCTGACCACTCGCCCCGACTTCGGTGAGGATGGCGAAGTCGGGTACGTGCGTCTCCTTTCCAGTGTCGACAACGGGACCGCGATGCCGGTTGTTGCGGATGTCGCCGGCATCGCGCAACGCACCGTGCGCAGCGTATGGGAGCTATGGGGGCGCGCCGAACAGGCGGCCTTCCGCAGCCTGCTGTACGGGCTACGCGGCCGGGCGCAGCCGCTGTGGGTGCCGTCCTGGCAGCAGGACTTCCGCCTGGTGCTGCCGGCGACGGCGTCAGCGACATTCATAACGGTCGAATGGGCGGGATACAGCCTGTTCGGGGCTCAGCAACCTAACCGCCGTGACATCGCCATCCACCTTGTTGACGGAACCATCCTCTATCGCCGCATCACAGCGTCCGTGGATCTCGGGGGAACGGAGCGACTGATGTTGGACGCCCCCTTGTCGCGCGCGATAGCGCCGGCGCAGGTCAGAGCAATCAGCTTCATGGTGCTGTGCACCCAGGCCAGCGACCAGGTCGACATCGAGCACATCACCGGCGGGGATGGTCGCGCTCGATGCATCGTCCCTTGGCAGGAGGTGGTACCTGATGGCCCGTAACCGCTTCGGCGCCAAGCCGGTCCACCTGTTCGTGTTCACGCGTCAGCACCTGGTCTGGCGCTACTGCACTGCTGACCGCGATCTTGTGATCGATGGAAATACCTACATCTCAGCGCAGATCGAGCGCAGCGAGATCAAGCAAACCGTCGAGCGAGCAAAGGACAAGGTCAAGATCACGTTCGCCTACCTGCTTGCCCCGGCGGCGCCTGAGTACCCAGCGACCCAGCCGCTCGGCGACAACTGGTTTCCCCATGTACCGCAGGACGTAGTCGGTGTCACATGCCTGTCCTATGACGCCGGCAGTGGTGACCCGCCGGCGGTCGAGTGGATCGGCGAAGTCACCCAGCCCAAGTTCAGCGACACGGAGCTCGAGCTCACGTGCGAGCCGGACAACGGCTACAGCCGCGCCCGGAACCAAGGGCCGCGCTGGCAGCGCAACTGCTGGAAGACCCCGTACTCGACCGGGCCGCGCGGCTGCAACCTGACGGGCGGCGCGAGCACGGTCACCGGTACGATCACGCGCATCGAAGCCGCCAACGGCGATACGCCGCCGCAGGCCCACGTGCTCGTGCCGGCCTTGGGCGGCTATATCCAAGTGCTCGCCGGCAAGACGGCCACCTGGGTGGGCGGCGCGTCGTCGTCGCTGATCGCGGCCGCGTACTTCGCATACACGCGGCGCCGCGTCACCGATCCGCCGATGATCGACGAGACCACCTTCAGCTGGGACGACATCGGGAACAACCACGACCGCACCGAGCGGATCGGGCCTATCACGATCAACTACACGTACACCCGCCACCCAGCGCTGATCCTCGCCGACGCGACCGGGCTGGCCGTCGGGTCGACGATCTCCATCGACATTCCGGCGCTCGCCACGACCGGCACGGTCACGGCTGTAAACGGATCGGAGCTGACCATGCCCGAGCTGGCTGGCTCTGCGTTCGGCCTGGCCGGTGGCTTCATCACCTTCGTCGGGCCTGGCGGCCTGACCATGCGCCGTGACATCGCCAGCCACGTCCAGGGCGCGGGCAAGATCACGCTGACGCCCGGCGGCCAGCCTGTGCCGGTGGGCACCGTCGTTTCGGCGTTGCCGACGTGCGCGCGCACCTGGGCAGCCTGCAGCGCCTTCGGCAACACGATCAACTACGGCGGCAGCGTCTACAAGCCGGTCAAGAACCCCATGGAAGGAGTGTCGATGTCATGGGGCTGATCCTGCGCGCACGGCGCACCTATGGCATCTGGCGCTGGCGGGCGCGGTACTGGTGGCTGGACACGCCTGCCGGCAGGCGCGCCCAGCTGTGGGCGTTCGCGCTGTCGGTGCTCGCCACCATCCTGCAGCTGGTTCGTATCGCGGTCGCAGCGGTAGTTCCGCCGCCGCCGGGTACGCCGCGTCAGGCGGTCTACTGGTGGGTCGTGCAGCTGATCATCCTGGTCGTGTCTGCCGCGATCTCATACGCCATGCGGCCGAAGACCGAGAAGCCGAAGCCCGCGGCCGGCGAAGCCCCTACGGTCGAGGACGGCCAAGCGGTGAAGCACCACTTCGGCACGGTCTGGATCGAGGACGAATTCATCCTGGCATGGAAGGTCACCGGCACCGTGCCTATCAAGAGCAAGGGCGGCAAGAAATGATCGACGAGCTGATCGTCACGACGAAGCACCTTTTCACGATCCGCGGCTACAACCGCCGCGCGGGCTTCTGCCGCGACAAGTCGAAGGCGTTCTTTCGCCGGCACGGGCTCGACTGGCGCGGCTTCGTGCGCGACGGCATCCCGGCATCGCAGTTGGAGGCAACCGGGGACGGCCTGGCACTGGCGCTCGTCGCGTGGGCCAAGGAATGCGAGGCCGGCAATGGGCGGTAAGAGCGGCGGCACTACGGTCGGCTACTGGTACGAGCTCGCGATCCATTTCGGCCTGGGCATCGGCCCATTCGACGCGTACCTGGAGTTCCGCGGCGGCGACAAGACTGCATGGGCTGGATCGGCCACACACAGCCAGTCCATCACGATCAACGCGCCGAATCTGTGGGGCGGCGAAAAAGACCAGGGCGGCATCGTCGGTACGCTCGAGCTCATGTTCGGCGAAGCCGACCAGCAGCCCAGCGCCCGCCTGGCGGCGATCTTCGGACCGCAGCAGCCGGCATGGCGTGGCATGGCTACGCTCGGGTTCTTCGGCAGGTACGGTGCGATGAATCCCTATCCTCAGCAAGCCAGCCACAAGATCCGCAAGATCAAGGTCGGCTGGGATGGTGAGTGCTGGTATCCGGAAACGGCAGAGATTGACTTCGAGCGTGGTGGGGCCATGTCGCTCGGGCCGACATCGGGCGGCTGGCGGTACCGCATTGGCGTTGGCAGTCCCGCGATGGCGGAAGCCAGCTACAACGACTCCGATTGGGCAGTGGGTGCATCCCCTTTTGCAAGTTCAAACGTTGCCTCCCACCCCTATGTCGCAGCGGGCGGCTATCCAGCTGTGGCAGGGACGAATTGGCCGCCCAACACGACAATCTGGGTTCGGCGGCGCTTCTTCATCCCGGACCCTTACGACTTCCAGCTCGAAATCTTCGTCGATAACTACGCGACGGTATGGATGAACGGCCAGCTGGTGCTTCCGCGCGCGGGCGTGAGTAGTGGTGCGAGTGCCGACAGGTTCAAGCACAAGATCGTTGTGCCGGCCTCGGTGCTCCGTGCCGGCGAGAACGTGCTGGTGCTCAAGGCCGAGGATGAAGGCAGCTGGGCGTATGCCGCATTCAAGGTGATGAGTTCAGGGGGCACATCATTTTCGATGAATCCTGCCCATGCGCTGTACTACGCCCGCACTCATTCGAACATCGGCCGCGTGCCGGCGGCCAGGATGAACGATGCCAGCTACCGGGCTGCAGCCGACAAGCTCTACGCTGAGGGATTCGGGATCTGCACGTCGTATGATCCGTCGGCGGAAAGTCTGGACGAATACGAACAGCGCATCTGCCGGCTGATTGGCGGCAGTGTCAGCCGTAGCCTGGTCGACGGGCAGTACTACCTGGACCTCGCACGCGGCGACTATGTGCTCGATGCGCTGCCGGTCATCACCGACGCCGACATTCTGGATATCAAGATTCAGCCATCGGTGCCAAACGGCGCGATCAACAGCGTCGCGGTCAAGTACTTTGATCCGACCCGGAAAGAAACGATCACGACGCCACCGGTACAGGCCATGTCGTTGATCGACGCGTTCGGGGTGATCTCCCAGGTCAACGAGTACCCCGAAATCCCCGAGGCCTCGCTGGCTCTCCGTGTTGCTGAGCGTGACGTGCGAGCTTCGACAGCTCCGACGCGCACGATGGAACTGACGCTGATCCCCGACGCGGTGCATGGCCTCCGCCCGAATATGTATTTCCGCCTGCAGTCCGTGAAACGACGCATTGCGGACATGGTCTGCCTGATGGGTGACCTCCAGGCGGGCACGCTCAAAAGCGGTGCGGTGCGTATCACGGCCACCGAGGACATCTATAACCTGCCCGCGACCTCGTTTTCAGAAATCGAGCCGGGTATAGATACGCGGCCCGATCCGACCCCGAACGCGATCACGCTGCAGGCTGCATTCGAAGCGCCCTACATCGAACTTGTACAGCGGTTGGACCGGGCAAACCTCGATGTGCTCCCCGCCGACGCGTGCTACCTGCTCGCCGTCGCGGACCAGCCGCCCGGGGGGCGGTCATACAGCCTGGCTGTAGCGGCCGCTGGCAGTGAGTTCGAGGTCAGCGCAACCGGTGACTGGTGCCCGTTCGCGACCGTTGCCGGCGATGCCACGGTCACCTACGGCCCTGGCGTGACTGCTATCCCGATCAGCAGCATCCAACGCGGTGAACTGCTCGTCATCGGTGCGGCCGCGCTCTGGGACTCGGAGATCGTCCGCATCGACGACATCGACATCGTTGCCGGCGCTGTCGTGCTCGGCCGTGGCTGTGCCGACACCGTCGCCGCAGAGCATGCCGGCGGGTCGTTGCTCTGGCTCTACGACGCCGCGGCCGTATCCGACCTGGTCGAGTACACGGACGGCGAGGTCATCGACGCCAAGCTGCTGACGAACACGGGCTCGGCCCAGCTTGCGCCGGACGTGGCCACGGCTATGACGGTCGAGTTCGCTGGGCGCCAGGCGCGGCCGTACCCGCCAGCGGCACCGCGGCTCAACGGCGAGGCGTGGCCGGAAGAGATTTTCGAGACCGCGGACGTTTCGTGGCTGCACCGCGACCGCGTCGCCCAGGCCGACCAGCTGGTCGACCAGGAGATGGCGAGCATCGGGCCAGAGCCTGGCACTGCATACACGGTGCGCTGGTTCCTCAACGGCACCTTGGTCAACACAGCGGACGGCGTCGCCGGCACGAGCGCCAGCTTCGTGCCGACCGCTGATGGGGCGCTGCGGGTCGAGATCGAGGCGCAGCGCGACGGCCTGACGAGCTGGCAGATGCAGGTCATCGATTGCATGTACCGGACCAGCCCTTACAGCACCTACATCGGCGAAGGTGGCGATACCTATGTCGATCAGAGTGGCAACCACTACATCGGATAACAGACATGACCGAAAAGCGATTCACCGATAACCCTACGCTCGCCGCGCTGGCCGGCAGTGAGATAATTCCGGCGACGTCCGTTGCGGGTGGCACCGACACCGGCAGCAACCCGGTCGCCGCGGGAACCGACATCGGAATCCCGCTCCAGCAGTTGCTTCTGGCCGCATCGCGCGTGCACACGGTCGCCGTATCCGGGGGCGTGGCGACGGTTGATTGTGGGAATGGCCTCAACCGTAACCATCGGCTGACGCTATCAGGGAACGTGACCCTCGCTCTTGCCAATCTAGCCCCCGCAGGGTATGCGACCGAGGGCGAGATCCGCATTGTGCAGGGTGCGCCAGGCGCGTACACGCTCACGCTTCCGGCCGCATTCAGGGCGCTGGGTAGCGTGGGCGCCGTTGGCAGCGCGGTGGGCGCAGTAACCGTCCTGTCGTTCAAGACGCTCAACGACGGGACGACGGTTGAGTATGCGATGCAAGGGAGTGCGTGATGCTGCGTCGGCTCATGATCGCGGACAGCCATTTGCCCGGGGTTGCCTACCGCTACTGGCGCGCACGCGTCATCGCGCCAGTTTCAGGCGCATGGATTGCCGCGCAGGAGATAGAGTTTCGCGGTTCGATTGGTGGCTCGGATCTCACGAGCCCTGGGCTTGCGGGTGCACGCGCACTTGAGAGCGGGCACTACGACGTAACCTCCGGTGCAAAAGCATTCGATGACAACCTGACGAACTACATCAACAACGCGTGGGTATCTGAGACCACGCGCAACCCGCCGGTGTTCGTCGGATGGGACTTCGTAGATCCCACTGTTGTCAGAGAGATTGCTTGGCTTCCCCAGAACTATTCCCAAGGGCCAAATAGGGCGCCGAGCTCGTTCGCTATTGATGGTTCCAACGACAAGGTGACTTGGAATCAGGTCGCATCTTTCGGCGGTATATCCGGCTGGGCGATGGGAGCGTGGAAGACGTTTAGCTGGTGATAGACAGGGCGGCGGCTCGACACCGGCAAGTGCCGAGCCGCCGCCGCAACACAGGTGATCTCACCACCTGGCATTGGCCGAGGCCCTGCTGCTCCGCGAAGCGGCCGCAGTCTCGGCGATCAACATCGCAAAAGGTGAGACATGCCCAATCCGATCATCCCCTGGCCTGGTGGCAAGCGCCGGCTGATCAAGCACCTGTACCCGCATTTTCCCGCCCATGAGTGCTACGTCGAGGCATTTGCCGGCGGCGCAGCCGCGCTGCTGATGCGGCCGGTGCCGGCACCGGTGGAAGTGCTCAACGACATCAACGGAGAACTGGTGCGGCTGTATCGCTGCATCCGGCATCACCTCGATGAGTTCATCCGCCAGTTCCGTTGGTCTCTCGTCAGCCGGCAGATGTTCGAGTGGGCACAGATGGAACGGCCGGAGACCCTGACCGACATCCAGCGGGCGGCCCGCTTCTACTACCTGCAGAAGTTGGCGTTCGGCGGCAAGGTGCAGGGCCAGAGCTTCGGCTACGTTGCCAGCGGCAGCGGCCCCAGGCTTAACCTGCTGCGCATCGAGGAGGAGCTGAGTGCCGTCCACCTGCGGCTGGCCAGCGTCATCGTCGAGCATGGTCCGTGGCACGAAGTCGTCGATCGCTACGACCGGCCGGCGACGCTCCACTACCTCGACCCGCCGTACTGGCAGACCGAGGGGTATGGCATCGACTTCCCCTGGGCCGAATACGAGCGGATGGCGGCATGGATGCGCTCGGCGAAGGGCAAGGTTGTGCTCTCGATCAACGACCACCCCGAGATCCGGCGGCTGTTCGAGGGCTTCGACCTGGTCCCCCTGCAGCTGCGCTACACCATCGGACGCGAGGGCCGCGACGCCGCCGCCGGCGAGCTGATCATCAAGAGCTGGGATGACAGCCAGGCCACGCTGCTGTAGCTGTCCGCTGCCTGTCTGTGGTGCGGCTCGCGCTTGCTGCGGGCCGTCACCTGAGCGTCACTGTTCACCCGCCTGTCAGGAGCAACGCGATGCCCGACGTGATAACCCAAGGCTTGGAGCACGACCTCGCCGAGCAGCTCTCGGCGCTGGACACCCGCTTCTTGCTCGCGATCCACCACAGCGATGTCGACGTACTGGGTGTGGCCCGCCGGCTGCTGGCCGAAAGGGGTATCGACGGAACGGGCCGGTGGGTGGGCTTCGCGCCCGCCGCTGAGGCACTACGGATATAG